CCTCAGCAGTGCAAACCTGCGCAGTGCAAACCTGAGTAGTGCAAATCTGCGTAGTGCAAACCTGAGCCGTGCAGACCTGAGCGGTGCAAACCTGAGTAGTGCAAATCTGCGTAGTGCAAACCTGAGAGATGCAGACCTGAGAGCTGCAAAGGGTGCAGACCTAGTAATAGCACAGCGCAAAATAGTGCCAGATGGCACGTTGATTGTGTACAAGAGACTTGCAGCTGGTATTATTGCAACGCTTGAGATACCGGTTGACGCCCAACGCTGCAACGCACTTGACTCTCGTAAGTGCCGAGCTTCAAAAGCGATTGTGCTGGCACTAGAAACTCGGGACAACACCCCGATTGCTAGTGCTGTTGACGTCCACACAGGCAGGCTTGTTTATTCTGTAGGCCAAGAGGTTGTGCCAGACAGCTATGACCCTAACATATACGTCGAATGTAGCCACGGTATTCATTTTTTCTTGACACGTATCGAAGCTGAAAACTATTAGATAAAAATGGAGAATGAAACTAAAACTAGGGTTGACTGAAAATCAGATAGTGCTAATATAGAGTCATACAAGGAGGTAGAAATGACTCGACAAACACAGGTGTGTAGATGTAAAGCTCATAGCTTTCCGCATCGCAAAGGTTGTAAACAGTGTCAAGAGCTTAGTGACGCGGTACAACAACGCGATACGAGTGAGTCACACACAGACAGCCTTGATTCCTTAGCGGTGAGGGGTCTATTTGCGCCGCTTAATGATATTCCTTTGAGGTATTAGGAGTACTTAAGATGAGAAATTGGTATGAGAAAGTCGTGGATGTTATATTTATTGTGCTGCTGGTACTGCTCTTGTTTGTGTCATGGAAAGGAGCAAAAGCCAATTACGATGAGCAAGCGGCGTGTACTGCGAACGGAGGCACTTACATCAGTGCTTATGACGGGTACAGATGCGTTAAATTACCTGATTAGTAATACTTGTAACGGGACAGCCTGACCTCTACAAGTCTATTCTTAGGCACAAGGAGAACGACATGAAGTACAAAAGCATTTACCTAGTATTAGGTTTAGCACTCAGTAGTTATTCATGCATGACACTCGCTGACCCTCTCAAGACTGCACCACTACCAGACCACCTTGAAATGAAAACTGATGTGGGCAAAGTAGTCATTGAGATTGCGGAATGCCCACTTAAAAACATTAAGGGTTTTGTGTACAAAGCTTATGCAACTGACAATAGTCAGGTTACACATCTTGGGCACGATACTGTGCATGATGGCTGCTGGAAAAAAGTGGGCAACGTTGTACATATCTGGTTTTACAACGAGTCTGAGCCTGTTGTTGCCTCATATAAAGAACACCACTTTAAACCAGAAACTACTCACTGAGTAGTTCGCCAATAAAAACAGGAGATACACCATGCAAGTAAATCCATTCCACCACTCACGTAGTTTTGCATTACTTGTAGAACAATGCTTCGCGCTGCCAGTACACATGCAAGCAGAAGCATTCGCATCCATTGGTGAGTACGTGTCACGCGGTCACGGCAGAAATGTGCGCGTTGCTAGGAATAAAGTTAACTCTAGTACTGACTGGGCACTTAAGTTAGGTGGTCAGACTTGTGGCAAGCGTGAGTGTGCGCGTCGCGTCAATCAGATGCAGAAAGCAGGATAGTAGTATGACAGACCTTAACGTACACTTGCTCAAACCAGATGAGCTGGTTAAGTACTGCACTCCGATAACGGAGCTTGAAACAGCGTTGTACGAAGGTGTCAAAGGGCTGGTCGAAGCGCAAAAATTCAGTGCTGAGGAGTCTTACAATACCGAGTTGCGTCTAGATCAAAAAACAGTTGAAGCAGCCCGCTACACACTGTTTTTTGATAGGGTCGTGGAGCATCTGGAAGAAGTTACAGGGCAAGCATGGAATAACCCTCACCCTGACGATTCCATCCTGCTTGATATTGTTATGTATCACATGTCAGGCAAACCTGACGAGGAGAAATAAAATGCGTATCACCCTTTTAGACGGTCTGGAAATAACAAGATCGTTTTCACCAGATGGTTGTGCTGGATACAGCGCACACAAAATAGTGATTGAAAAAGCAGATGTTGTCAGAATGCGTGTCATGGCAAGCATGACACCTGATGTGTTTAATACAACACTGATTCAGTTAGAAAACCGTTTTGCGTACCCGTCAGTCCGACAAGTAGTGTTAGATACATCACCACCACAACCACTAAGCGACCGATTTGAACACGACTGCAATGACTGAGGAGAAATAAATGGCAAAAGGAATCCAACCAAAGGAAATACATCCAGACGTTGTGGAAGCGCTTGACCTCATTGACGCGGCTGTTTTTTCAGGTGACACATTCATGACTGTCGATAATCGCAACGAGTTTCAGCAACATGTTCAGCGCTGGACACGATGGTTAGAAGGTACGTGTTATTATGAGCGTGACGGTACTTTGATGAATCCTGACGGAACACGAAGTATTTTTGATGATGTAGATGAATAGGAGAAATAAGTGCAAAACGAACCACAAACAGTAGTACCAACAAAAGACGATGTAATCCATGCCCTAGGTAGCGCAGTGTCAAACTTTTTAGAGTTCGCACACACATCAGGCTTAGAGCGCGTACTCGCCGATGACCAAAAACCGCTTGCTGCAATCCCTGAGTATGCAGCACTGACAGCAGCACTGATGGTCGCATGTGAGTACAAACTGGCAGAGCTGAGGGCTAATGGTTTTGATGTAAATGAAGGGGCTGCAAATGACCTTATCTGAGTTAATAGCTGCACGGTTACGTGAAGTCCGAAATTATCACGGGTTCACGCTCAAAGACATGAGCGAACGAACAGGTATCGTTGCCTCGTCAATTGGTAAGTACGAACGTGGCGAGCTGCGCATTACGGTTGAGTACCTTGAAGCCTTCTGCCGAGTGACAAACCACCCGGTGGAGTCATTGTTCAGAGATGCAACGGAGCTGACAAAACCACGTAAGGGGTAGTTTATGGCAGGCATTATTAGATTCAATAACGACCTTATGTCATGGGCGCGTTGGGGTAAAGGGAGTCTTGACCTGAAAGTTCGGGCAGCCGCAGAGGCCGTGATGAGTTTCTGCGTGCTGCATGCGTGGGACAAAATGGTACATGTGCCTGACCGCTTGGAGCCGTTCGTTGACTTGTTAGAGCACGCTTGGTCAGACCGCAATGTTGGCAAAGCAGCCCAGTAAATATTTAGTTCTACGAAATAGGACTTAAAAAGAAAGGTGGTAATGTATGAGCTTAAACTATGACATTACAGGTATTGAAAACGTGGACGAACTCAAGACGTTCGGTGTGTTTAGTGGGGATTCGTTCATGCCGAAACAAGACGGTGACTCGTTTGTACTCACACCGCAGTTGGAGTGCCTAATCTGGTTGTCGTTACTAACAGGCATTTCTAAGATCACAGAGCATAATTGGCAAGAGACATACATCCGTGTACATGCCATAGAAACAGTTGCCGGGGCGTATCGCAGGACATCTACTGGAGAGTCGGTGTACTACACCCCCGCAGAAGTAAAGCGCTGTATCGGGCTTAAAACTAACACTGAGATCCTAACTGCGGCTGCCTTTAACCACAGACTTGCCAGCATGGTGCGTAGACCTGCGTATGACCTGTTGTCAGCGTTTGACCAACTTGAGGAAAATAAAAATGACCAAGATCAGGATGCCGTCGAGACAGAAACCAAAAGAACTGCCTGACTGCACACGCTTCGTGCGTCACGAGTGGGAGTATGTAGGTGAGCGCAGCGGGGTGCTACAAGGCAAACCGTACCATAAAGGGTTGTATAAATGTGCGTGCGGGGTAGCTAAAGAGGGACTGCCGATGTGGAACCATAGGAGCTATAAATGAAAGAACAGTACAAGGAAATAAACTTTAAAGGCGACTCGTTGTTGCTGATTGATGTAACGAACAGGATAGTAGATGAGTATGTGGGACAAGGCTACCGCCTCACAGTGCGCCAGCTGTATTACCAGCTAGTAGCGAGAGCTGTTATCGAAAACACTGAGCGCAGTTACAAGCGCATCACTGGACTCGTCAATGACGCTCGCATGGCAGGTCTTGTAGACTGGGACGCTATTGAAGACCGTACCCGCGAGTTCATTCGCAAAGGACGATGGGAGTCAGGCGCACAGATTCTGCGTACTTGTGTCAACTCGTTTCACATGGACATGTGGGAAAATCAACAGACTCGTGTGTTCTGTATTGTAGAAAAAGAAGCCTTAGCCGGTGTGCTTGAGTCCGTGTGCGATAACCTAGACATTCCGTTACTGGCTGCGCGTGGATACCCAAGCAGCACGGTGCTACGCGAGTTTGTGGAACGCGACATTGTGCCGTTACATGGACAACAGGACATCCATATACTTCATCTAGGCGACCATGACCCTAGCGGTATTGACATGACACGCGACCTCACGGAGCGCATTGAGCTATTCGCTGGTGTGGCGTCTAATGTGACACTGCAACGCATTGCTCTAACAATGGAACAGATTGACGAGCAGAAGCCCCCACCAAACCCTGCTAAATCCACGGACTCTCGCTTCTTGGATTACCGTAAAAAGTTTGGTAGCCAGAGTTGGGAGCTTGATGCGCTTCAGCCGAGGTATTTGGCAGAGCTGGTCAGGCGCAACGCTGAAGTATTCATTGACTTTGACGCATGGGATGATCGTGTAGCTCAGATCGAAGAAATCAAAGTCCGTATTGCCGATTTAGCCAAGGAGCTATAAATGAAACTACCCAGATTTGGATGGGCATTAGGGTTTGAAGCTGGAGAGTTGAACGATTTTTCAAAGCTGTCACCCCCAGACCCTGATTTGGTAACCCGTAATGCTGAGCGTCTTGCATCTGTCAAAGCTACGATGGGTGACAAATACTTACTTGCAAAACCGATTGAAAGGAAACAGTCATGAGCCCAGAAAACAAACGCCAGTACCTCTGCACGCTGTTTGAGCTAGGTGATGGCACGACATGCAAACTAACATCCGACGGACTTGAGTTTCAAAAGAACGGCAGAGTGCTTGTAATAGATGCAGCTAAAGTGTTTGACAAGTTGTGGTACGCTGACGGTGGCAGGGCAGATGTCACAGACTCCCTTTTTAAACCTACACTGTTGAGAGTATTGACAGAGGCAGCGCAGGCGGAGGTGTTGCAGTACAATACTAGACCCCTAGACATGTCTAGTCCGTGGAAGCCTGCTAATGTAGAGCTGCTGGTATTACTGGGCACAAACATCCCTTTCTCGTGTTTCCGTATTGCCGGTATCGCACGCACACCACCCGTAGCAGCGACGCACGAGACCCGCTGGTTATGGGCATCAGAGACAGCGGGTGTTTCTTGCTACATGTACACGGAATCCAAGCGACCAATGGATTACCCGATTAAACTAGCGTGGTCAGCCACAGAGTTCCCGGTGTAAGAGATTCGTTTCAGTAATGGCGCAGGGAATAAGGCAGCGGGTGTCGTGAGACATTTATTTCAGCTCCTTGACCCAGTGGGAGTTTGCCGAAATATATTGGGCGCGCCATCTTTTTAAAACTACTCAGTGAGTAGTTATTACAGGAGGATAGTAGTTATGTCTGGAGACGCACTAGAGGTATGTACCAAACGTATTTTGCAGTTGGAGCAGCGGTTGAAGGAGAGTGAGACTAAATACAACAAGGCAATCGCGGTGATAAAAATACTCTCAACGCAGCCTGAAGAGGTTGTACACCCCTTTGTAAGCGGGGCGCTGAGAACCTTTGTTGCGGTTGTCGATGTAGCTGTACCCAATAGCAGTACAGCTACAGATTCTTTAGTTCACTAGGAGCCTTGCAGCATGAGTAATTACACCCAAGAAACACTGGTAACATTTATGAGTGCGTATGACTACGGAGAGCCAGCATCAACCGAGTGGCATGCCAGTATGCGAGAAGGTGCAGCAGACTTCATCGAAGCTTACGGGCTGGTACCCTCCGAGGCTAAAATCAGGCTCCTTGTAAACGATTACATAAAAGAAACGGACCAATCATGAAAACAATATTTAAGATTGTAGCAGGCATTATCGGCGGCGCTTTTTTCGGCATCGGTTATATTTTTGGGCTGTTGTTAGTACCATTTATTGAGGGTGCGGAAACAGGTATTGACCACGCTGATGAGTTGATCGACTATTTGTTCGACATCGAGTACGAAGACGACGAGACTACAAAATAATACTTCTTTCAAGATTAAAAGAGAACACAACTACAGGGTAAAAACATGGACTATTCAGACGTTAAAAACGTAACCGCGCGGAAGCAACACAAATGCATGAATTGTGGTGAAAAAATACTCATGGGTGAAGCTTACAACAAATGGACAACGTTTAATTGTGGCGATGTTGGAATAAATAAAATGCACATTGAGTGCTATGAAGATTTGAGCGGCGACGGCGAGTTTGAATACTCTTTATATGATGGTGAAAGACCATCGAAGCGCAGCCTTGGAGACGAACATGGAACGTAAACTGCTGTATATTGTTGTGAAGTACAAGGACATGCTCAAGTACATGACAGAAGACGAGCAGGTCCGGTTTATCGAACTGGTTAAAAAAGCTGACGCCGGAAGGGATGCAGACGGATGCTACGACGACGACGAACTGCTTGCCGAGTGCATGAGCGTGCTGGAGTACGCGACGTACCACGACGGGCGCTACAGACAAGACCAGAACTATGAGGAGTTCCAGCAGCCAGCGCAGAGGTTGGTGGGGCGACTGGCAAAGCGATTGCAGCGCAAGGCATACGATGGCTTGGAGATATTAAATGCTAACTGCACTAGATGAAGCAACTTACGGCAACGAACAGGCAGAACGGGAACTGCGGAATATGCGCGGGTTGCTGTTGTGGGCGCTATACCATCACCAAGGAAGATCATCCACTATTGGGCAGCCAATCCGAAAAGCGCTTGGAATCGGTGAATATGCGGCTATGACACCTGTACAGATAAAGGAAGCGCAAATTGCAGGCGCTGACTTCAACAAAGGAGAAAACGATGGCATACACGGAAAAGAACAACGGGCCCTTCAAGCCAAACATCCGCGCGACAACCCGCAGGCGCTGGCACGGCTGCGCCTGCGGAATAACCCGGACAACAAGCCAACCGGCGCATTCACTGGACGCTGCCCACACTGCGGTAGCGACAACCTATGGGACGACAACCTGATATACGGCTGCAATAGCTGCGGCGCGATGCTGGGCGGGAACTAGGCGCCGAACGTTTGACGTAAGGCGCAACCAAAGGAGATGAACATGCAAGGCTATGACCCAAGAATGAAGTGCCTAACGCCTGAGTTAAGCCGCGCCGGTAGGCGTCGGCTGGAAGCGATAGTTAGAAGCCTGCGGTCGACCGGAGAAAAACAGGAAAAATGAAGACGACAACGATAAAGAACTGCACGCTGTACCTCGCCGATTATCGCGACGTGCTGCCGATGCTCGGGAAGATTACCGCCGTGGTGGCTGACCCGCCATACGGCAACGACTACCGGCAGAAGCGCAGCCGCGACAAGCTGGTGCGGCCCGACATGGAACACGCGCCGATTGTGGGCAACGCCGAACCATTTGACCCGGCCGCACTACTGACGCTGGCGCCTACCGTGGTGCTGTGGGGCGCGAACTACTACGCCGACAAGCTGCCGGCAAACGGCAAGTGGCTGGTGTGGGACAAGCGCGAAAACACGACGCCCGACGATGGCGCGGACGTGGAGCTGGCCTGGACGAACCTGCGCGGCGTGCCGCGCATGCACAGGCAGTTGTGGCGCGGCATTTGCCGGCGCGGCGAAGAAAACATAAGCCGTGGCCAGCGGAAGCTGCACCCGAACCAGAAGCCGGCGGCACTGATGGACTGGTGCCTGCAACAAGCCGGACTTACCGAGGCCGACACCGTGCTTGATACGCACATGGGCAGCGGAACCACGGGCCTTGTGTGCCTGCGGCGCGGGATACCGTTCGTGGGGTGCGAGATTGACCCGGTGCATTACGCGACAGCGGTTGAGCGGCTGCAGCAAGAGGCTTCTAACGATGTAATTCAGGGGGCTGAGCCGCTTTTGGCGAAGCTCCCCTGAAATGATGGGTTCGGCGGCAACCATTAAGCATTATTTAACAGTTGGAGGATTTTGAAAGGAACATTAAAATGCAAGAAGTTCTATATATGATTTGGATACTCGAAGTACAACTAATCGGGCTGTTTGTTTTGTTATGGATACTTGGGATTGTATGGGAGTGGGTGGATAATAAGTGGAACCCTTACCTCCCGTTTTGTGACATAGACCCGCGATGTCATATAGCATTTGTGTGGGACAAGGATGGGAACGGCTGGATAGGCGACCATCTGGTATTACCTAACGTTGGGCAAAACAAATGGCTTGAGATTAGAGGAGACTAGTATGAGCATTGAAGAAGAAGCAAAAGCGCAATTACACACATACGAAAAAGTATCTAAGACGGTGGCTAATATGCTAATAGACGAAATCACATCGATACGTCAGCAACTCGCACTGGCTGTTGCCGCGCTTGACCACATAGGTAACAAAGATGACAAAGATGACAGGTTTGCACGGGTTATCGCAAACGAAACTCGGATGCAGATTGCGTTGTTAGAGGTGGAAGCTTCGAGTGAGACTGCCAAATGCGTTTAGTAGCGATGGATTTAGAAACGCCGCAGGATGTACCAGAGTATGGGCTACAACCGTGGCGAGCAAAGACTGGCGAGGCTACTATTAAGTCGGTAGCGCTCTGGTCAGCAGACGGTGTGTTTAAGAGCGCAAAAGCTATGCCGTCTAAAAAGTATTTTGCAGAGGTGCTTGCTATCTGTGCCGAGCAGAAGTACGTTATATGTGGCTGGAACTTGCTGTTCGACATCGCATGGTTGATGGCAATAGGGCTAGAGCAAGAAGTAAAAGCCTGTACTTGGATTGACGGCATGCTAGTATTGAAACGTGTAGATGGCTGGCGCGACAAAGAGTATGGTGGCATAGGCTTTGGCCTGAAAGAAACAGTTGCTGACGTTTGGCCTGAGCTAGAAGAGTGGAGCCTAGGCGAAGATGTGACTAAAGTACCTCAAACTGAAGAGGAGTGGGGACGATTACTAACGTACAATTTGCTGGACTCGCAATACACTTGCCAGCTGACTGAGTTTTTCTGGAACCAACTAAGTCCTGAAGAACGCAAGGGTGCAAAAATTGAGATGTTGTGTTTGCCTGACATTGCGCTGTCATACATCAATGGCATAACGATTAACGTGGCTGCGCTGGATGAGTTGCAAGCATCAGTTACTGAGTCGCTTGCAGAGAACAGTGTCATCTTTGGCGCAGACCCCAAGATAGTAGCTTCGCCTGCCAAGTTAGGGCAGTTGTTGTTTGAAGAGTGGGGTTTCACACCAATCAAGAAGACACCAGCAGGTAAGCCTGCCACGGATAAAGAGACGTTGTTGAAGCTGGCGATTCAGCACCCTGACGACCCTCGCTTTGGTGCGTTGATGGCACTGCGTAAATGTAAAACACGCCAGTCAAAATTTATTGATGGGGTGCGTAAGTCGTTGGCGTACCATGGTGGGGACGTTACATACCCCAAGCCTGCAATTGCAGGCACGTACACCGGCCGGCTAACATATTCATCCAAGCAGAATGTTAAAGTCCCTCGCAAGGGCAAAAAGGAGACGGTAGATGAAAGCGACGAGTAATAATGGCTACAACGTAAAACATTAAACTTAGTACAGGAGACATAAAATGACACAGATTCTAACAGCTGGACTTAGAGAAGCTTTACGTGCTGCGGCAGAGTTAGACCAAGAAGTTAAACAACGCGGATCATCAGAAGTTCGCACTGCGGCAATTGACTCGGTGATTGCGCGTGCCCACAAGTTGCATCCGAAGTCTTTTTACAGTGATGTATTCGACGCTAAAGGTAGATGGGTAGGTAAGCAGTAATGGGCGATGTTGTTAGTATTGCACCTGTGCAGTCCACGGCTACAGGCGAGGCAGTGTGTATGCACTGCAAGCACGAGTGGGTGGCTGTTGCACCTACCGGCACGGCATGGCTGGACTGTCCAGAGTGCGGTACACAGAAAGGCGGGTTTAAATTCCCGTTTGGTGTAGCAGTCGGAGACATGCTGCTTGTTTGTGATTGTGGAAACGATATACTTTTTGTCACGCCAGCAGGGTGTTTGTGCCCTAACTGTGGCGAACTCTGGGAGGATTGATATGCAACTTGAAAAAATGGAATATTTGGGTGATGGTGTTTATTGTGGGCACGATGGCTATCAGGTATGGCTAACAACAGGCAGCCATGAAAACGAACCATTGGTGGCACTTGAGCCTTCAGTTATGAAAAAGCTGGTGTCTTATGCTGTGTCAGTATTCGGAGACAGTGTTGTGAAAGGCGTCCAATGATTGAAAAGAGCTGGAAAACTATTGTTTTGCTGGGCAAGTACGATATGGTATATGAGTGTCCTGTGTGTCAATGCAGGTATTTAGAGCAGGCAGACGGGTATCTGCCAAATATTCATGACCACACCTGTAACTGCGGTTTTCATGAGGTACTTGAAGTCGCATACCAACGACTCACCTCTGAAGGTGACTGGGTTGCCGTGAACCCTGAAGACATTCCACACTACAAATCTCGCGGACAGCTTATCCGTAACCTTTATGCAGGGGAGCCTTACTGATGGAACTACCTACAGGAATCGCTTTGCACCAATGGGAGCGTGGCAAGGCGGCACGTAACATCTTGACGGCACCTGACGGTTATTTGCTTGCAGAGTTCGATGCTAGCGGTCAGGAAATGCGCTTGATGGCTGACATCTCGCAGGACTCTACAATGCTTTCACTGTTCGAGCAAGGCATTGACGCTCACGCTTACATGGGCGCGTCAATTGAACGACTTGACTGGCACTGGGTGCATGACGAACAGGATAATGACCCCAAGGCGAAAGCTGCTCGGTATCTAGGGAAATTCTGCATTGCAGAAGGAGAGCTTGTATTGACTGACAGGGGACTTGTACCTATCGAGCAAGTTCTGCTTGCAGATAGAGTATGGGATGGGATAGAATGGGTGACACATACAGGGGCAGTGTACCAAGGAGAAAAACATGTCATCACCTATCAAGGACTTACCGCCACAGAAGACCATCGAGTGTATTTGGAAGACGGAACAAACTGCTGGTTTTCAGAAGCCTCCGAAAAGAACTATTGTCTCGCTAAAACAGGAGATGGTAGGACTGCGATTCGGGTGGTGGGAGATCGCTGGTATAGCGGTAACTATAAAGAACACAGAGACGTATCTGGACTGTGTATGCATGAAATGTCAGCGTCCGTACCAAGTAGCCAAGATGAATTTGTTGTCAGGGAAAAGTGTCCAGTGCAAGAGCTGTGCAATGAAACAACGTCACGAAAAACAGGGTCACGCACTCATTGCAAACCACACCGAATACTTGGTACAAAAAAGATGCAACGCAATGGCTCAACGCTGCCAAAACAAAACAGACAAATCGTTCAAAAATTATGGTGCGCGAGGAGTCCAATTCAATTTCGAGTCAGTGGCGGAAGCTATTGCGTATGTTCTGGAGACACTGCCACATGCGACGTATCAAGGACTGGACATAGACCGAATAGACAACAACGGTCATTACGAGGCAGGCAACTTAAGATTAGTATCTCGAAAGGACAATCTAAACAACACGCGGCGAAACACGTTCATAGAGTGGCAAGAGCACTTTATTCCAAGAGTACATGTGTACCATGTACTAAGATCGTTATATCCAGAAGTGCTTTACACGGAATTAACGGTTCAAAGCCTTGTTTCCAAGGGGCTAGGACTGGAGGAAATTCGAGACAGATACCACAGCCTACGGAGTTGCAAACCAAAAGGGTGTGGGACATTACCAATGCCGGACCGAGGCATTGCTATACTGTATCTGGATTCTTAGTTTTCAATAGCAATCTTAGTCTCCAGTATAGAATTGGCGTAGAGACCATGATGGTGCGTGCGTTAACTGGATATGACTTGCAGCTGACACAGCCGCGTGCTGCCCACATAAAGCACACGTACCTATCGACATATCCCGGCATTCCAGTATACTGGAATACAGCTATACAGAAAGCAAGAGCGCTAGGCTATGCCGAAACAAAAGGTCATCGCCGCTTAGCCACTCCGAACATGTCAGACTGGAAGCAGCAACAAACTGCGATCAACCTACCGGTGCAAGGGACGGGAGCTGACATGAAAGAACTTGCTATTGCCGTGTGCAGACCGTTGTTCGACAACAGCTGTATTTACGCATGGGATTTGCATGACGCGCTGTTCATCTATATCAAGGACGACGCGAAAGCAAAAGGTAAAGTGCTACTGATTCAAGACGTACTTAACAACCTGCCATATCAAAAGGCATGGGGCTGGACACCATCAGTAGGGTTACCGTGGGATTGTAAATTTGGCAAAACATGGGGAACATTAAAAGGAGTAGAGAAATGAGCCATTTATGTATTGTAGATCGTATTGAGCCTACTGGCACTGAAGGAATGTTTAAAGCGTACTTAGGTGTTCGCAGCAAGCCTACTGACGGGTTTCACGGTCTTGCAATAGAAGTAACCGGTAAGAACTTGACAGAGTGTGTACAGCGTACTCACGTTGTTCTAATGGCGTTTAACAAGGAGTAGCAACATGAAAACCGATCTCGAAGATTTTGGGGCCTATATTATAATCATTGCCGTGTTAGCTGCACTTACAGGCACCGTCACTCACTGTATTAGAGAGCACGAGCGTGTCGCACAGTGTGAAAAAGATGGTGGTGTTTACAAACGAATACAGCACGAAACCGTCTGTATCAAAGCATCTTAGGAGATTGAAATGAGTGAGGATTTTTGTAAAGGCGTGGTCGTTGGATACGTTATCGGGGTAACTGCTATAAGTATTGTAGCAGCTATCGGGATTGTCGTATCATGGCTTTAAAAGGCTGGAGTTACAGCAGTCTCACATCATTCGAAAACTGCCCGCTTCAGTTCTACAAGACGCGAGTATCAAAAGATGTGATCGACAATGGCTCTGAAGCCACGCGTGAAGGCACACGAGTTCACAGAGCGCTAGAGTTACGCATTCGTGATGGCGAAGCCTTGCCCCCTGACATGAATAACCTAGCAGGGCTTGCAGACTCTGTCGCCATGTTCGACGGCGACATCTATACAGAACGCCCGTTCGCAGTGAACGCCAATCTTGAGCCTGTGTTCGTACCAGTCGTGAACGATAAACCGCAGTGGCCCGACGACGCATGGTGCAAGTGCGTGACTGACTTGTTAGCGGTCAAGAATACCAGAGCTGCAGCAATGGACTGGAAGAACGGCAAGGTGCGCCCAGACAGCAAGCAGTTAATGTTAAACGCGGTACTTATCTTTGCAACGATTCCAGAGATCATGGTGATTGACACCTCGTTCGTATGGCTAAAGTACAATCAGACAACAGATGATCAGTTCAAACGCGAAGACCAAAAGTTTATATGGGCCACGTTCTTGCCACGAGTTGCCCGGCTAGAAAAGGCTTACGAGAAAAACGTGTGGCCTGCCAAGCCTAGTGGCTTGTGTGGCTGGTGTCCATGTACCAAAAAAGATTGTCAGTTCGCTAAAAAATAAAGGAGACTTAAATGCCGATGATGGCTAGTGAAAAACAGCGAAGGCGTACCGTTTTAATTAGACAACTTTGCCCTAAACCGGAGGACATCAAGGACGAAGCTCTGTGGCTTGTGCGTCAAAAACGACCAGAACTACATAGAATGGATGTAGGGTACGTTGCATACCATGCATTCAAAGCTTATTGCAAAGAAACAGCAGAACTTTTCTGGAGTAAAGGTAAACAAGTTCACGCATTATATTTTAGAACACGCATGAGTCACTTCATTGATGAGCAATTGAAGGGTTATTAAATGACAGTGATAAAATCGAGACAACAAGGGGTAACAGATGCAGATATACCTTAACTATTTTCTGCTTGTCCAGTTCGCAGTGCTTGCCATCGCTTGGTTTTCTAGCGGTGAAAAGATGCAAGGGCTTTACTGGGCAGGTGCTTTTCTCTGTACCTGCGGTGTTACGTTTGGACAATAAGGAGTATTAAATGGATGTAATGAGCGATTTAGAAACATTAGGTACGAACAGTAATGCCGTGATTTTATCGGTCGGTTCGATAGAGTTCGACATTAAGAACGACAAGCTAGGGCGCAAGTTCTACGTTAACATAGACCCACAAAGCTGTATTGACGCAGGTCTAGTCATGGACGTATCTACCATCATGTGGTGGATGGCGCAGTCCGATGAAGCGCGTGCTGCGTTCAAGGCGCAGTCATACCCTCTTAAAGACTGCCTCGCTGCATTCTCTGAATGGTATCCAAAAGGTGCTCAGTTATGGGGCAACGGCGCGACGTTCGACAACGTGATCTTGGCTAACGCGTACAAAGCAGTCGGCATGAAACAACCGTGGCTATACACCGCTGATCGCTGCTACCGTACGTTGAGAGCAGTACACTGCGACGTGGAAGCGGACGCGACAAACGGTGTAAAACATAACGCCCTTGCTGATGCTAAGTACCAAGCACTGCATGCTCTTAAAATCTACAAAGCGAAAGGACTGTTATGATTGGCGCAGACCACCCTACTTACAACACAAAAGTAGAGCTTGAACGTGACAAGGCGTGCCGTGGAGAGTTATGTTTGAAGTGTCACGGAACCAATATAAAATGTGTTAGTTCCAATCCAGACGGCATAGCGATGAATTATTGTTATGAGTGTTTAGAGTGCAATAATAAATGGGAAGGGTACTGATATGAGCAAAGGACCAGAGGCGAAGGTGAAGGATACCGTAAGAAAGCTGCTAATTAAGTACGAGGTTTATTATCACATGCCGGTCCTCAATGGAATGGGAAGACAGACGCTTGACTTTGTGTGTTGCCACGATGGTCACTTCTTTGCCATTGAAACCAAGGCGGCAGGCAAGCACCTTACACTGCGCCAAGAAAATACGAAGTCAGACATTGAATTTGCGCATGGAAAAGTGTTTGTTGTTGAAGGCGAAAAGGGTATGATTGAGTTAGAAGACTGGCTGCGGGGAGACTGACATGGCTTACGATCGAGATTACGACACAGAGTATGCAAACTCTAAAAAGAACGGTAACTACAAAAAGAAACTTTTGCGCGATCAAGCACGCCGCAAAATGGTTAAACTGGGCAGAGCGAAAAAAGGTGACGGCAAGGACATAGACCATAAGGTTCCACTTGACCACGGTGGTAGTGCGTTGGGGTTGCATAACCTAAGAGCAGTTTCTGTTCACGCAAACAGGTCTTTTGAGCGTACTAAAACAGGTGGGGTAAAGCGCTAGTGCTGGTAATACAAGAGAGCAAAGCCCTTGTCCTGAAGTTAAAGTTTCCTGCCAGAGTAACAACAATCATACCAACCTCAAGAGTATTCGAGCATGAGGGGGAGCAGTTAGTAGTGGTAAAGCACGGCATTGAAGAGTGTGTCGTGCTTCGTAACCTTGGAATGAAGGTTACATCACCAATACTGTACGACTACGAGTGGCCTAGAAACCCTAACATCACCAGCCCGTTCAAGTCGCAGATTGCAACCGCAGCTTTCTTGACACTTAACCCTAAGGCATTTGTGTTGTCGTCAATGGGTCTAGGCAAGACGCTAGCCTCCTTGTGGGCGGCAGATTACTTGATGCGCCAAGGGCTTGTACACAAGTGCCTAGTCATATCAACACTGTCAACGCTAACAAGAGTGTGGGCAGATGAGCTTATGGAGAACATACCAGATCGCAATTCTGTAGTGCTTCACAACACCCGAGAAAAACGACTGGCACTGTTAGCGCAGGACGTGGACTTTTACATTATCAACCACGATGGTATAGGTATCATTGAACAGGCGCTCGCAAAGAGACCTGACATAGACCTGATAATTATTGATGAAATTGCAGAGTTTCGCAACGCAAATACAAAAGGCTGGAAGACATTAAACAGGATAGTTAGTCCTAGAAAGCGCGTGTGGGGACTGACAGGCACTCCCACACCACAGGCTCCTAGTGACGCTTTTGGGCAAGTAAAACTTATTGCGCCGCAGAACGTGCCTAAATACTTCAGCTCGTTCAAAGACTTGGTTATGCGCCAAGTCGGTCCATTTAGGTGGGTTGCGAGAGATACTGCCACGGATGTGGTACTAGCCGCTATGCAGCCTGCTATCAGGTTTGAACGCAAGGACGAGCTGGACTTGCCAGAGTGCATGTACGAGACACGTGAGGCCGTATTCACCGCAGAACAGACTCGCATGTACAAAGCAATGGTAAAAGAACTGGTTACGATGTATGCAGATAGTCAGATAACTGCTGCCAACGATGCTGTTGCGGCATCAAAATTATTACAGATCGCATGCGGTGTGGCCTATGGAAAAGAGAAGGTAAGAATAGCAATTCCTTGTGAGCCTAGAATTGCGTTAGTGAGAGAACTTATCTCACAAGCAGAAGCTAAGGTACTAATATTTTGCCCGTTCAAGTCCGTGGCTGAGATGCTACGTGATGAGTTAAGTAAAGACTTAAAAGTCGCCATGATTCATGGCGAGGTTAAGCAGTCGGAGCGTAACGAGATTTTCTACCAGTTCCAGAAGACGGACATGTTAGACGTGATTGTAGCGCACCCAGAAACAATGAGTCACGGACTGACTCTGGTGGCGGCTAACATGATTATTTGGTACGCTCCAACATACAGCAACAATATTTACGAGCAAGCCAACGCACGGATTACACGTCCGGGGCAGAAGAACAAGCAGTTCATCGTTCACATTGAAGGTTGTGAGTTTGAGCGCCGTGTATATAAAAAGCTTCGTGACCGTAAAGCAGCACAGGGCACGTTGCTGGATTTAGTGAAGCACAACAGCACTTGACAGTCGGGGTAAAAAGAGTAGTATGACTTTTCAAACAACGCAATAACCGGGGAACAACATGGCAATTAAAATTGATAAGGTAGTAACCGCGTATATTCAACTACGCGACAAAAAAGCAGTAATGAAAAAAGAGTACGACGAGGCAAAAGCTGAGATTGATTCACAGTTGACGGACCTTGAAAACTTCATCATGGAACAAACTAATCTGTTAGGTGTAGACAGCTTCAAGACCGAAGCAGGTACAGCGTATCGCCATGAAGTTATATCTGCCACAGTGGGTGACTGGGACAAGACACTCCAGTTCATCCAAAATAACGATGCTTGGAATTTGCTAGAGCATCGTGTCTCTAAAAAAGCTGTGGAGGAGTACAAAGAAGCGCATGGTGAAGTACCGCCGGGTGTCAATTTCAATAGCATGTACGCCATTGGCGTTCGTCGCAGTTCTTAACGGTTTTAATCACAAGGAGTATTAACATGGCTTCAAACGTAATTCCATTCAAAGAGTCCAACGTTCCCGCCCACATTGCTGCAATGTTTGGCGAAGTTCAAAACACCGCTTACGAGTCACAAAGTTTAGCGGTGCCGTCAGTTTCATTCCGTGGCAAGGTATGGCGTATCGTCGTTGACGGCGAAGAAACTGTACTAGCCAATCCAGAGACAGGCGACCCAGTTGCCTCGATGGAAGTGGTACTGGTTAAGGGCAACCCCAATCGCAGCAAGGCATACTACGGCGAAAAGAAATTTGTCGAGGGTGAAAACGCTGAGCCTGTCTGCGCGTCGCGTGACGGTGTTGCACCTGACATTGGCACAGCTACGCCTCAATGCTCGACTTGTGCCGCTTGCCCACAGAATGTATGGGGCAGCCGTATCTCTGAAGCTGGCAAGAAAGTAAAAGCTTGTGCTGATAGCAAACGTATCGCTGTTGTGCCCGCTGGTGACTTATCGTTCCAACCGTTATTGTTGCGCGTGCCTGCTACATCATTGACAGATAACGACAACAAAGAAAACGAAGCACGTGGCTGGTATGCGCTATCTGAGTACGCCAAAATGCTAGGTAAACGTGGTGTGCCTGTGGAAGCAGTCGTGACCAGAATCGGCTTTGACTCTCGCCCTGCTCATCCTAAATTGTTGTTCAAGGCAATGGGCTACCTCGGCGAAGAAGACGCTGAAAAAGTGATCGAGTTACAAGCATCTGAAGCTGTTGAAGCTATTGTTGGTGCGGCCGTTGAGGGTGCGTCACATGCAGCTCCAGCGGTTGACACTGAAGAGTTTGCGCCAGCGCCTGTTAAACCCAAGGCTGAGCCAGCTAAACCAGCGCCTAAGAAAGCTAAAGCTGTGCCACCACCTGATGACGATGATGCTCCAGAACCTGTTAAACCCAAGGCTGAGCCACCACCTGACGACGATGATGAGCCAGCTGGTATGCCAAGCAAGCCAGTAACCAAAGCGGCAAAACCTGCTGAGACTGGTGGTGATGCTTCAGCGTTAAAAAGCAAAGTGGCAAGTATCCTCGGGTCTCTTGACATTGACGACGACGATGACGACTAAATAGTTTTTAGTACAGGAGGTGTGTCACCCTTAACTAGAGCTGACGACTCTGGCCTCCTCTTTTCATCACATCGCAATGATTGGGGATTCTTTGGACACAGCAGCTTTTTTAGAAAAAATACTGCCCAGTACGGGAGTCTATTTTTTAGCCACGCCAATGGCAGCGCCATATACTGGTTTAAAACACCATGTGTATCACGATATAAAATCAATGGCGCAAGGCGTAAAAATTTTAGACGCTCAAGGACTGACGGTATATCATGCTTGTGCCTCCTACCTCCACTCTTATGTTGAAGTCGCGGATGCAAGCGGCAAGACAAAGAAACAATACCGTAAACATGATAACGTAGCGCTCGTAAAGGCGTTCTGGTTCGACATCGACTGTGGTGAGGGTAAGCCCTACACTGACCAAGTTGAGGGTTTTAACGCACTTAAAAAATTCCTTAAAGATACCGGTATCCCTAAGCCGTCAATCATCGTGCTGTCAGGCAACGGCTTGCATGTGTACTGGACATTGACTGAAGCGCTAGTACCAACGTACTGGAAAAAGTGCGCTGTGCTGTTAAAAGACGTGGCGCACCTGTACAAACTCAAGACTGATGACTCACGGACAAGTGATCAATCAAGTATTTTAAGACCAGTAGGCTCTACACACCGTAAAGGTGAGCCTATCCCTGTGGAAGTCCACACGTTAAAAGATGATGTGGAGTACGGCTGTTTTTATGACGCACTTATGACAGCAGCCTTGGCTAAGGGTTATAAAGAGCCAGAGCGTAAAGCGCCTGTCATGAACAGCGAGTACACGACTACTTACGAAAACAATGAGCCTGTGCAGGCAGAGCTTGTTGCTAGTTATTGCCAACAGATCGCCATGATGCGCGACACGCTAGGCGTTATCCCGGAGCCACAGTGGTACGATGCCATCGGGGTTCTACGGTTCTGCGTTAACGGCATCGAGGTTATACAGGAATGGTCATCAGGACACAGCACGTACTCACCTGACGGTACTGGCAAAAAGATTCAGCAGCATAAAGACGGCGGGTTTGGACCGACAACATGTGCGAAGTTCAATAGTGACAATCCCGGCATCTGTGAGCGCTGTCCTAAGTGGGGCAGAATCACTAGCCCGATTGTACTAGGGCGCGACAACGTTGAGAAAAAAGTCATCGAGATAGTAGTGGATGATGAAGTGGTTGAGGTGATACCGCCGCCGTTCCCTTACGTGCGCTTGAAAGACGGAACAATCGGCAAGGACCTGGGTGAGGGTGAAGTAGTACCGTTTATCCCATACGACATCGTACCAATCAAACGAATTTATGATGTCGATGCCAAGCAAGCCGTGGTAAGATTTAGAGTGACGTATCCGGGAGACTCACCACGAGAGTTCGAGGTGTTGGCTTCAGCCGTATCAGGACGTGACCTAGGCGGTATTCTAGGCAGCAAAGAGATTTATTTAGGGGACACTACCATGAAAGCAGCGCAAGGCTATATGCTGGCATACCTGCGAGACGTGCAGAAACTTTCAGCCTCTGAAAAGATGTACTCACAGATGGGCTGGAAAGAAGATTTTACCAAGTTCATTGTTGGCGCAACCACGTACAACAGCGACGGCACTGTAGCAAAGACCAAAGGTATCCGTGACCGTGGCGTGACTGACTGGTTCTCACAAAAGGGTGATCTTGATACATGGATTGAGGTCACTAACGCATACAACCGTCAAAACTATGAGGCGTACCAGTTTGGGCTTCTCACAGGCTTCGCAGCTCCACTGATGGCGTTGTCAGAATACAAAGGCACTGTCATCAGCCTAGTATCACCTCGTGGCGGTCAAGGTAAGACCACGATTCAGGAGGGAGCTGCAAGCGTGTGGGGGGACCCTCAGAAGAGTATGCTGCAAGCCAGTGATAAATATCTTGCAGTGATGCAGCGTATCGGTAAATACTGCCATTTGCCAGTGTGCATGGACGAGCTGACCACGATGGACCAGAACGAGCTGAGCGCGTTCGCCTACCAGTTATCACAAGGACGTGAGCGTATCCGGCTTAACTCTAACTCAACAGAGAAAGAAAGTGATTCGTTCTGGGCGACGTTCGTGGTTTCATCCAGTAACTCCAGTCTGTTACATAAAGTGGCTGGTATACGCGCCAATTCTGAAGCGGAGTCACTTCGTATTTTTGAGTACAGTGTGATTAACCCCGGCACGATTAGTAAGCAGACTGCTGATGTGTTGTTCCATAAATGGCGTGAGAACTACGGTGTGGCTGGTGACGTGTACGCACGGTATCTAGTGACCCATGTGGGTGAAGTACGTGAGCTTATCGCAGCTATCCGTGTAAAAGTAGACAAACTGACAGGCGCAGTGACCAACGAACGCTTTTGGAACAACGCCATTGTGTTGCATGTAGCTGCGTGTACAATTACCAATGCGCTAGGACTTACTAGCTACAACGCCAAGAGCTTGTTACTCTGGGCAGTTGCCAGAGTGTTTGAGATGCGCGGTACAGTGAGCGATAACTTGAGCACAAACATCAGCCTAGTGGCTAGATTCTTGATGGAGAATATCGGTAAACGCTTGGTAGCCAACCATGACGGCACAGGCAGCAAACCGTCTACCATCACTTATGCACCACAAAATTCATTGGTATACCGCGTTGAGACAGAGAGCTTGTCCATTGTAATTCCGCACCAGATACTGAAGTCGTTTCTTAATCTTAACAATGGCGATATGAATGAGCTGAAGCGTGAGCTGACGGAGCTAGGTGCGCTGGTATCAGGCTCAAGCAAACGCAACCTGAGTGCTGGCTCTAACATTGAGTCCATGCGTACAGACTGTATCATTTTTAATTATGAAAAGGCTGGTATCGGCATGCAGCTTCACGAGACTGAAGGCAATGCAGTGGCTGGCGTTAGGAGTGTGAAATGATTGCAGTATTTGACCTAGACAATTGCTTAGCAGACGACCTCTGGCGGCATGGCATGATCGACAATACTAAAGAGGTCCCGTTTGAGCGCTTTAAAGACTATGCCTCCAATAGTGATTTAGACGCTGCTCGTAACGTCGAGCAGGTGCTTAACTATAAAAAACAGGGTGACAGGATTGTGATTTTAACGTCTCGCTCAGAACATTACAGGCGAATCACTGAGCGCTGGTTAGCCGCAAACAATATCCCATGGGATTTACTTTTAATGCGCCCACATGGTAACACAAAGCCCACCACTGAGTACAAAGTAAGTGTGTTGCTAGAGCACTTTATATTTCCAGAGAACGTGGCTTGTGCGTATGACGACAGGCCAGATATTGTGGCTGCATACACAGCCGCCGGGTTCTTAGCACAAAGACTTTTTGTACACGATATTGACTACAGTGTACACGGATAAAGGAGTTTTATATGTCACCAATATTGTGTCGTCACTGTAAACAGCTATGTGACCCATTGCAGTTATGTGACTGCCCTGATGCAATGGCTGATTTTATAGCTGAGCGCGGTGTACCTCAAAGGCGAGAACTGCTAGTAAAAACACTTCGTGATGCAGGCATCGTTGTAGAAAGCTTGAAAAAGAGGTTGTTGAGTTAAGACAAAAGATCACTGCTAAGACTAGGAGTGAATCATCTATCGCTCGCGACTTCCTTCAAATGACAATTGATGAGTGGGTTAGAACGTATGGTGATGTCGGATTAGAAGTCGCGCTAAGGAGATCGAGATGACTGAAGCAGAAGAGTTTGCAGCAAAGGTTCAAATGAAAGAACACTTTAAAAACAGTCCGTTACAAGAAACATTCGTGGCCAGTATTCATTTTATCGCTGGTTTCGAGCGTGGACTACAACAAGGAAAACAGGAGGCACAAAATGATACTGATTCTCGCACCAAACTCTAAAGAGGCTACCAAGTTCGCCATTTCCCACGGGTTACGTCAAGGCTCATGGCACTACATCATTGGTGCCGATACGCTACGGGGTCTTGTACGCCCTACCATCTGTCGTGTAGGTGAGTATTGGAAACGGCTAGATATTGAAGCTGTGGAGAGGGAAGTCAGCCTGCGCGACGCTAGGTGTGTGACAGCGCTTGACATACTTAACAAACAAGTCTAATATCCAGTCACTTGTTCCCCAAACGAGTGCTTTAGAGGTGTCAGTTTCTCCAAAGGGTTGACACCTCCCTTTTTATTGAGGAGAGCATCATGGCTGAAAAACTAGGCTCAGGAGCGCGTTTTAAAAAGCTGGCTGAAAAAGCCAAGGCTTCAGGGGCAGAGAACCCAGAGGCTGTAGCTGCCAAGATTGGCATTAAGAAGTACGGCAAAGAACGCATGATGAAAATGGCGCAAGCTGGCAAGAAATAAACATGCTCTACTTACTCTACGACTTTACTTACTGTAACTGGAAAGAGTTAACGTATGAACAGTTTGAGTACCATGCTAGAAACGGAGACCGAGTGATCGCCGTTGTTGTGTATTTAAGTACCCCTACTTCTTAGGGGGTGTCGCGGGTTTTATAAAGTCACGCAACTTCCGCTGTTTGCGTAACAGTTCGTCTGCAAGGGACGACCCTGTTGTCTCCTCTTTATCCTCTTTCTTTTCGTCTTTTTTATCTGGTTTTAAATAATCAAATAGGCTCGCCATAATATATCCTTAGTGTAAGTCAGTTAATACAGATGGGTAGTACACCAGTCGGAGGGTTCTGCCATGAAGCTCAAAACTGCCATTGTCCATGCGTACCTCTATTGCTCCAGTGTCGTCATTGAACACCACGTCGGTAATCATGCGCCCTACCAGATTGTCATGTATATACGCGTGTCTGTCGTCTATTTGTACCGGCTCAAGAAAGCTATGTTCCATAATGACTACCCCCTCCGACGCGCACACCTGCATATACAAGGCGTCGTTGTATCCACGGTACTTGGGTGACTTCCATCGCTTCCAGTAGCACCTTGTCGGCAATTTTACGTGTAAACTCGGCAGTGGAGTATAGGTAATCATGAATGACTGCTGCCATCTGTGCTTTGTTACCCAGCGAGACATACACAAGCGGCATGCGTGGAATGGACGTAAGGTCAGTCACAAACCCTTCAGGCACAATAATAGTCGAGTTGGTGGTATCACTCATATAGCCTAGAGGGGTCAAGACTTCCCAAAGCTGTTCGCCACTACGATTCATCATCGGTATGCCTTCGTCGTCTACCATTAAGCGGAGGTCTAGTTGGCATAAAAAGCGGCTCATTCTGTTATCCTGTCCACAGCTATCACACCTACTGCTCCGGCGGCTGCTGCACCGATACCGGGCTGTGCAAGTGCGGCTCCTGCTAATGGCACCAAAGCTGGCAGTAATGGGGCTATGGCAGCCATAGCTGCGGCTTTCGCCACACTCTCAATCGCTTCGCGTGCTGCGCCTGAAACAATGCGTTGACCTTCAAACGCCAATACGTTCTGTTCTTCAAGGTCAACAGTATACTTATCGCCGTCCTTTTCAATGTGTGCTTTTAGCATACCGATTTCTTTGCCATTGTGTACGGTAACAGCGCAGCATACAGCATCACCGTTTGGTGTAATGACAGGCGATACAGTGTACGAAGCGCTCCCCGCGTACTGCAACGAGGAGCATCCAGTCAATAACAGCAATAGAATGGATGCTCTCATATCATTTCCCAAGCTGTGTCACGCCAATACCACCAAGTGCTGCAGTGATGGCTAGTTCAAACGAGTGAATGTCGATGTCAGCCCAATAATGCTTGGCAACAATCGCTCCTGCCCATGCGCAAAACAACAGTATTGTTGATACAAACTTGATAATTTCGCTCCGCATGGTATGCCTCTGCTCTATCTGTAGCGTGGTAGCTGTGCTGCTGTTAATGTCTGCATCTGAGCTGCCGCTTGTAGTATAAGTGTGTCGTATGGGGGTGTCTCGGCATACGCCCGTGTTAGTGCAACGGCTAATATAGTCGATACAGCCAACAAAAAAAGCGTCTCCTTAGTAGTGTGCCTCATAATGTTCCCTCGCTTTATTATAGATCGCAACCAATTCTCGCATATCCGCCTCACGTTGACCGTAGCCAGCGCCGGGGAAAGATGCCCAGATATTGCTGCATTTTAAAATAGCGTCACATATTCGCCCGGCTCTCACGAGCTTGTAAGCGCCCTGCTCTCTAATCATTTGAATCGCAATTAAGTCTTGACTGCGTGGTGAGAAATCGTGTAAGTGCAACAGTTTGCTGTACGCTAGAAAGTAACGGTAAAGCAACTGGTATCTACCAGCGGCGGTTGACCAGACTCTGTAGTGTGTAAACCACACTCTTGTTTTAGGGTGTGTGCTATAGTCAGTGAACTGAGCGCCACCCACAATGGCCTGGTAGCCTTCGCATGGGTATCTGTCTGTACCTTCAGCATGGGCAATCATGTCCAAGAACGCGCACATGTTAGGTCCTATTTCTTTTGGTCCTACACCTCTATCACTCATTTTTGCCTCCATGCTTCTGTGTGCGTAGCTCGCGAAGCTCGTAACGAATATCTTTTAGCGTGTCGTTAGTCGTTGTAAGTTGCTGTTCCTGTCGTGCAAGCCGCTCAGGGAGTCCTTTTAGCACACCTTGCTGATTCTCCAGCACGGTCAGTCGTTGGTCGGCTTTAGCTGTATATGTGCCAACCCACCACACGATGGCGAACATCTGCATTACGATAACCCACATCAAACCCGTGTTTATTCGGTACGTGATCGTGGGTTCTTCCGGCTTGGCACCTGAAAGTCTGTTCGCCATGATATTCGCCTTTCGTTATTCCGATGTTGTTTTTATTGCCGTGCTATGCCAATCAGTGTTATTTTTTAGAACTGTACCATACAGTATTTAGTTGTTGCAATGGTTTATTTATTGTGGTAGCCCGAACAGGTGAGTGCCACTCTAGCCCTCGTGGTTCCGCGTTCCACCAAGCTGTCCCTGTTGTGTCGTAACTACTTGACCCGGCTGCAAAAACAAGGCTTCCAGCTGGCACCTCGATGAGTGCTTCTCCAGAACTTGATTCTACAGGAACTCTACCTGTGATGGTGATTGCGCCTGCATCCACACCAATAACATAATCGTAGCGCAAGGTTACGATTTCACCTGACAGAGCAAGGCTACCAACGCTGGGGCTGAAGGCGTAGCCAAAACTTATGGTAGGCGAGTCACTTGCAGCAACAAGACTGCCTGCCCCCACTGGGATAATAAACCCTTCGGTAGTTGAAGTGACAGGACTTAATCCGGCAGTGATGACATTGCCTGCATTTACAGGAATTACATAAGAAAAGCCCAAGAAAGGGCTTGCGCTGTCGATAGCGAGGTTTCCAGCTTCTGGTAATACAACCATATCAAGCTTGACGTTTGGTGCAGCCACAGCCATTGCCAGTGAGCCGTTTGGTGTCTGGAGAGTAGTGCCAAAACTAATATCTGGAGTTTGACCGCTAATCTCAAGTGACGCTGTACCAACTGCCAATGTGTATGAGATGTTAACGCTAGGGGCTAGACCTGTTAGTGTCAGTGCTCCAACGTCAGGACTAACCGCCTGTGTAGTCTGAATCGTAGGCGCGGCACCAGAGATGACAAGCGCTCCAGCGCTAGGTGCCAACGTGTAATCCACGTCAAGTGTTGAACTCGCACCAGTGAGCGTTAGTGCGCCCACATCAACACCAATAATTATGGCTTCTAGTAACGACGGGGCTAGACCGTTAAAGGTTAGGCTACTAGCAGGTGTAGCGATTGTGATGTGCTCAACAACAGAAACACTAGGTGCTAGTCCAGAGAGTATAAGCGCTCCTGCTGAGGTGGTTATATCCTTGTTATCAGTTGCTGCTAGTGAGGGAGCCAGTCCAGAAAGCGTCAGCGTACCATTTGCTGGAGTCGCTGTGATGTTTGTAGCTGTCGATACTGTTTCATTGATAAAGACACCGCCGACAAAAGCTTGCCGCGTACCCGTCTCGTTGACCAGCGTGGCACTGTTAATCCCTCCGACTGTAACCTCTCTAGTAGTGATAGATGCAGGAGAACCAACAGCCACTGTAGGGGCTAACCCTGTCGCTGTTATAGTGCCTGAGGCTACTGCGATGCTGACGTTGTCGGACACAGCCACTGTAGGGGCTAACCCTGTCGCTGTTATAGTGCCTGAGGCTACTGCGATGCTGACGTTGTCGGACACAGCCACTGTAGGGGCTAACCCTGTCGCTGTTATAGTGCCTGAGGCTACTGCGATGCTGACGTTATCGGACACAGCCACTGTAGGGGCTAACCCTGTCGCTGTTATAGTGCCTGAGGCTACTGCGATGCTGACGTTGTCGGACACAGCTGATGTATCAAGCTCATAAGCAATAATCGCTATGGCACGGTTACCGGTTGTGCCCCAAGTCAATGTCGTGTCTGTTCTTCCTGAATTGACATAGCAAGCTTCTGTGCCTGAAGTTGGAGTCGAATGTCCTGCGTCAAATAACTCCGAGAATCCAGTGGGTGGAGAATATGCTGGAGAAGTCGCCTGTGTCGAGACAAATCCTCCAGCGGCGTTTGCTGTATTTATTGCAGCGTCTAGCGTTATTGTTGGTGTTGTTGTGATTGCATTTGAAACTATTTTTGTCTGTAATATTGCAGCAGAACCCTTTTTAGCCATACCTGCTATCGCGTAAACGAGAATAATAGCTCCTGTAGCTGCATCCCCTGTGCAATCAAATGTCGCTGTCTGAGAAGTGTTTGCTGCAAAATCATCTGCAACAAACAAATAGCATTTATAGCCTGATGAGACATAAACTGCCGTTGTAACTAATGTGAATGTCAATCCAGCAGAAGTGGTAAATGAACCAGCAGCAGTGGTGTCAGAAGCATTAACAAAAGCAAGCAACAAGTCTCCTGCTGCTGGTGTAAAGGCAGAAGCACTATACGACGTTCCATCGGTGGTTGAATTTAACGATTGAGCTAAAGACGTGGTTGCCATGATTCGCTACCTTATGCCAGTGTTACTTTAGGGTCAATGTAAAAGGTCGATGATACTTTTGCAGCTTTAGGATACAAGTACATATACCCTGCTGCTTGAGGTTGAGGGCTTGTTGCAGTCACGGCAAGTTTAAATCGCATGCCTGCTCTAAAGACTGCTGTGTTGTCTGTCACAGAACCTCCATCTACAGCTGAAGCGTAACCAGCTGGTTCTGAGCCTGCTGATGTTCCAGCTGTTGTACAGAAGAAAATACGCCCCGAATTAGAGGCTACCTTACGGACATCTCCTAGTGCATAGACTGTAGAGTTTGCACGCGCCGTTACAAGGCTATCCCATGCTTCAGTACTTGCCGTGAGCGCCGCACCTGTTGAAAGATTAGTGGCTTTTGAGCTTGTTTTAAACGTCGCTTGGGGACTAGAAGCGCTCCCCATGTAGCCCAAATCAAACCAAATATCGTCATTGTTAGGCAGTGCCGCTGCATTCCACACACCCTCAAGCGTAGCGGTTACATCGCTAGCCGTGATGCCATTCCAAATAGCAATCGGAATGGCATCAAAAGGCATAATCCATTTATTAGCTGCTGAGGTAGTTATTTTATAAGCAACTGATGTCGTTCCGTCAGAAGCGCCTCCAGTTCTAACAACAACAGTTTCGCTTGTCTGTACTCCACATGACGTGTACCGTTCGTTGCGGTAGTTTGTGCCAGCGCTGTCTGAGTTTTGCACTGTTGTCCTAGGGTAGTGATACTGTGCGGACGTAGCAGCGACAGTCACGGATGCACCTAACTTACAATTCTTTAGCGTGTAATCTCTAGTCACCGCGTGTGCTTCAACAATTGTTTTTCCTGCCCCCATATTAGATAGATCAACGCCCTCAAGTCGTGTGTACCCCCCACTTCCAGAAGTGCTGAAAAGGGCAGTCGGCGCTGACCCGCTAATAGCACCTCCCTTCCAAATAACATCTCCACCAGCTATATTAACAAATTGACCGACCGCCCCAAATGACATGTTTGTATTTATAAGCTCTGTGCGGTTTGGTCTTACTGAAACAGATGATGATGATGCATACCCTAGGGCTATATTACTTGAGGCAGAAGTACTTAGAATGTTCAAATTACAGCTCTCTAGTATAATGACCGCTAGTGTGCCTCCAATACTCAAAGCAACGGCACCAGCCCCCGTGCCAGAGTTGAAGTTTATCCCATATACGTAGGTAGACCCAACCGATGCACTCGTGCCGTTAAGCGTAATTGAGAATGTGCCTGTTGTTGTAATCGAAGCGGTTGTTCTCAAGTCAGCCGCAACTGGAGGAACTGAGCCTGTGTGATCTACGCAGTAAACATAGCAAGGAGATGTAGATGTACCGGGAGAACTTATGGTTTTTGCAGAAGCGGCTGTTTCAGCATGGTCAGCTGCCACATAGAAAATATCGCCTGCCGCCTTACCAGAAAGTGCGGTCACCAACGTGGTATAGGCATCTGTCCAGCTTGTTCCATTGGCTGCGCCAGTGGCAGCGCTTCTAACATAGTAACTTGCCATTTTAAACTCCTAGATGTGCAAAAAGGAGCGCACGGCTCCTTAAAATGGATGTACCACTCCCACGGGTTGATTTTTGTCGTCCAGTAAATGTATACAGCGATTGCACCTTCGAGAGCATAGAGGCAGCTACCAAAGGCTCACAAAGGTGCGGCACTTCAATCATGGCGATCTGCGCAGGCAGCGCAACCCCTTCAGCTTTTGAGACTGAGAGTGTTGCGCTAGGCACTGAAATGCAGACGTTTGCCACGATTACACCAATGTGAACAAACCGCTCGCGTTAATTTGCACAGTTAGCGTGTTTGCAGATGTCAGTGTAAACTGTGCTGTTGTCAGACGTGACCAGCAAATTGCCTGACCAGCTGAGTTCTTAATCACAGCAAACTTAATGTCTGCAATATTGCCACCTGTCGCAGTCCACACAGGGTCAGCGCAGTCTAACTTGTACTGCTTGGCAGACGCACCCACTGTCCATACTACTGACGCTAGAGTTGCCCCGCCTGTAGTATAGCCGCTTCCCGATGCAACTTCACCTGTCACTGAAGCTGCGGTAGATAGTGTGAATGTCGAAGCGTTAGATGCGGATGTGTGTAGCTGCATCTTCAGCGTGTTAACGCCAAGCTGAATCGTGCCGTTTCCGATTTTCTTTTTAGCTAAATTGTATATACTCCAAGCGGTAGCTGCCATGATATTTCTCCTTAACTTGCTTCAGGGGGTACTTCGTTAATGAACGCTGAGGCACCTTCTTTGATTATACTACTAATCAGTCCGGTACCTGCAACATCTAATTCTACTTCATCACCAATTACATGAATCAAATCCATGAACTCCTGAGCTTGACTAGCCTGCCAAGAGGTACATGAAAATACTTCACTGCCACAAGTGACCTTGACCAGACGAGCTGGATTGGAGTCACCGTCGTTCTCTTCTTGTGTGTATGCATGATGCTTATCGCCTTGCATACAGCTGTCGAAACCATAAATCTCAAACTTGTAATATCCTAGCATGCGTAACAGAGGCAAGGCGCGTAGCATCACGGTTGACCCGCCAATTGACGGATACCATGCTTCGCCTTTTGCACTGTAGTGCTCATCTAATTCTTTTGATACTTCAGGCTCAATTGCGCTGTGCCACAACAGTGTCTGCTCTGGAGGCAGTGCGTCAAACACCGCTGGATGACACTGCGACGCGATCATGTACTTACACCCTGATACCAGCGGTGCCACGAAGCGCTTGTTGTGCTCTTGGGCATCCACAATGATTTGAGCTGACGGAAACAGTCCGTTCTCAATCGCCCAGTTGTACGCGCCGTTAACTGTTACCAGCACTGTACCTGCTAGGCGCTTGGCGATAATCTCGTCTTTGAACTCATCAAGACTTGGACCACCTGCAAGAACCATGACAGTCGTGTCTTGCTTGTCGTAAGGGCGTAGTGTCATCAATTCACGTTTAATACTGGAGCGAATGTTGTCACGTATAAGCTCGTTGCCTACGTTAATCACCCCGTTCTTAACCAGCTCAGAGGCATCGTTCCACGCACTCACGTAGAACATTGCGGTACTTCCGTCATCGGAACTCCAGTGAACAACGGCACCTAACGCTACGAATTTGTTCAACCACCACTGATACGGCTGTACGGTTAAGTGTAGCTTCTCACCAATGTGTGCGCCAAAGTGATCGTCTACCAGACATATTTGAAAGAACACATGCTGTGCTGCCTTCATCACGTTAATCAGTGTAGCGTCTACATCAGCAGGTGGGATGTGTTCCATCACGTCTGTACAGTACCCATATTTGGCATTAACTGGGATACTACGTCGCAAATCTGCTTGTACAAAGTTCAATCGTGTGTGCTGTGTACGCAGAGCACTACGCACATCGTCGTCCAAACAGTTTACTGCGAAGTCCACCATTGTTACCTTGGCACGTCCAAACAGTGCGAGCATCAACGCCCCGCGCCCTGTACCTGTACCAAAATCAATAACTTCATCGTCAGGCTGAATATTCGCCTGCTTTAAAAATATCTGCGCTACTTTTTCTCCGGGGGAGTAGTTGCGATACCACTTGATCTTCCACATCTTTTCGTACTTAAGTTGCTCATAGTCTGGCTGTACTGGCTGTACCAGCACTGTTGGTGCGTGTCCCCCTACCGCTGCTTTTACTGTACTCATTTGCTTCTCCTAAGTGTTTTCAATTTTCAGGTAGCCCTCAGCTTCAAGGGTATTCCCTGCACTTGTAACGACTACGAAGGTTACTTTGTAGAGTACATCCACTGTACCCCCACTGATACGAGCCTGTGCGCTTCTAGTGCCCACGACAGGTGTTCCAATCGTCAGCCCGGAAATGTTAGCTGTAACAGACGAAATAGAGTCAATCGTCTCTGAAGCAGCCAAATTAGCACTAAAGTCCATCGTGTAAAGTCTGGACTCACTAGGCTGTTTTACAAGGGTATCAATGCTCATTTTTCACCTCTCATAGAAGCTTTAGTATATACCACACAACTATTCATTTAGCAAGTCCTCTACAGCTTCGCCACGCCACGCTTTTTTGATTTTCATAAACTCACGCTGCCCGGCTGGCATGTTACGAGTCATCAGCTCACGTCTAAGCGACGCCGGATTTATTTTGTAGGGGTATGACGGGTTCTCTTCGTTCCATTGCCGTACTGTCTCAAAGCTATTGCGTACTTCGTCGTAGTCACCCTTTTGAATCGCGTCAGCTACGTGGTCAAACATCGTGGCTGTTGTCTCTCTCACATAAGCAAGTTCTTGGTTAACAGTGTAGTTCTTGCCTGACTGCCAGTTACTGCGTGACAGTGTAAATCCTGCACCTAAAAGTCCTAGCTCTGACATCGTTAAGTCGTCGGCAAGGATATTACCGTTCTTGTCTACCAGTCTGTTATCAGTAACACCATCCGTGAATCGAACGATGCCTCGAACTGCTGTAGGTGCCGCCGCTGCGAGCGCTTCTTTCGTGTTGCCCTGTACCAGCTGACCTGCACCTACCGTAAGTCCTTTTAGCTCGGCACCAATAACACCACTCAAGTCCAGCATTCCATCAGCGAGCGAGTAGCCTGCCACACCAAGTCTGGAGGCTGGAATGATGTTGCTCAGCGACACGCGAGAGCCAATGCTTGCGCCTGTCAGTACGTCTAATGGACCAGTCATTGCCAAGCGAGATAGATCTGTGCCTATAATTGCTTCAGAGGCGGTTTTGAAGTAGTTATGCAGTACACGGTTCGTGTTAAGAGGTACGCCAAACAGTTTTTGTCCGATGGTGTCTAGGATGTCTACAAGGTCTTCTTTGAACGGAATGCCGTTAACCCCACTCATCAAGAGCATCGTACCTAGCATAATGGTGCGCTGCTTGGCTGGTAAACGAGATAGTAGTTCGATGGTCATGATTGGGAATGCGCGGAAGGTCATCAGTGCAAAACCGACAGGGTTCTGTGCGATACCCATGCGGTTAATCGGACCGTAAATGAACTGTGTCTGGTCAACTGCTCTACGTGCGAACTGATACGCCTCTTCGGCACCAAGTATTTTACCGTCCATCTTATTGGTCTGTGCGATGTCATACGCTGTCAGAAATGACGTGACGCGGTTTGTCATTTCTGACACGCGAAACGGAGCCATCCATGCGGCTTGGGCACGTTGCCCTAACACTGTACCAATCTGCACTCCGTGCTTGGCAGCTGCAAAATACTCGAACACCTGTGTATCTGACACAACCTCTTCGCGGAATGCGCGCAATAACGCTGTCGCTTGGTCACGAGACAAGCCATCCGGTAACTTGCCTTCAGGGGTCAGTGCCTGTTCTAACTCTGCCGTGTTGTTTTTGAAAATCGTGTTACGCAACAACGGGTTTGACAGTGAATATCCGAACCAGTGCATTGTTTTAGTGTACGCTGACATGCCACCGTACTGGTGCATGTAGGGCATAAAATTAAGGGGTAGGGATGACATGTTGACCACCATCGCTGACAAGGAGCCTCCCAAGAAGTTAATCGCTGCGAAACGGCGTAAGTTGGCAAACGCCTCACTCTTAGGGTTGTTCAAAAACTCTACGTGCTGTGCGATCTTGTCATGGTAGAACCCTGCTTGTGGGTCAGGCGTCGATAACTGGTCAAACCGCGCTATCTCAGCACCTACCAGTGTGCTGTTACGTGCCAACAAGTCGTAATACTCCGCCACCTCTTGTGGGCTGTTAATGTCCACACTGGTACGCCATGCCAAGAAGCCGTTTGACTCCAGCTCTCGCATTGTATTAAACCGTGACAACATACCAACTTCGTCTGCAAGCGAGCCTCCAACCTCACTCACTTGGTCATGTATCGCGTCCCGTACTTGTTGCTCACTTTTACCTTCAACCCACTGGAACTCGCCTTGCAACAAAGCTAATGTACTCACCTCTTCAGGAGACAGTGGACGTGTAATGTTCATCGCCTGAGAAATACGTGGAGCCATGCGGTCTGAAGCTACTTTATTTGATATGTGCGTAATGAACTCCGACATTGACCGAACAATGTCTTTCGTGCCGCCCGGAATGTTCTTGCGCCGCTGTATACGGTTTTGGTACATAGAGTCAGCGTTAATCATTAACTTGGCTAGGCGTTGCTGCTCGGTTGCGCTGACTGGTACGTTAGCCCTTTTAGCTATTTCTAGGAACTGGCGAAAGCTCACAGTTGAATATGAATACTGACTTGATTTGGCTTTAGGGATGTACTGCGGTCTGTCATTTGTAAAGTCACTATCAAGCTTAACGGTAGGTGTGTCTCTGTACTGCTCTTTGACATCCCGTATAAAGTCGCGCGCTTCAGCTTCGGACTGAAAGTACCACTTACCCATCAATCCCAAGTCTCCGGTAGGAAACCCTGATGTAGTGCGTTGTGCCGTGTCGTACATCGCTACAGAGTAGTCTCCATACCGACGAATAGGTGTATAGCCCGTATCTTTACGATGATCGCTAACCGCCTTGGCTTCTAATATCCACGCATTGAACTCTACGTCATCCAGAATTACGCTACGCATGTCTTCGGCGTTCTGCATAAACTGTGCCTCTAGTACGTGGTCAATCGCCTGACGCGCCTCGTCAACACGCTGGAACCATGACTGTGACGCGGCCATATCGCCGTATTTGGCAATGGTTCCAGCGTGTTGCAAAAACTCTGCGCGTGGCAGCCCTGACACGTTCCACTCCTGTAAAAACGCTTCGGCTCTGCGAAGGTCTTGGAACGTTGTATTTTCAATCCCTGTAGCGAACTGAAGTACACGCGCACTCGTCACATCCATGCCTTTTACCCATGATTGCTCTAGCGGTGCAAACGCCTTGTTCAAGATATAACCTGCGTTTGCTGGAATTTGACGTACTCGGTCCCATGTCAACGAAAACCCCTTGCTCTTAGATGCAAGGTGTAATGGCGACTGGATGTTTTTCTCTAACAACCTCTGTGCCTTACCTAGGTTACTTGAAGTAGTGCCCTGTACGCCCCCTGTCAAAAACGCTTTGATGTTAGTTGCCAGTGTCGGGTTTTTACGTGCGAGGTTATCCAGTTGTTGCCCTATTTCAGTGTCAGCAGTGATGTAGCCTTCAGCGTTAAAACCTTCAATCAAGCTGCTGTCTTGGTAGAGTTTAAGCCCATGCATCTGTGCCACGCGGTCAAGTGCCTCTGTGTCAGTGCGCAACAGTTCATCTGTCACACGCAGAATTTCAGACAGCGCAGAGTCTTTGGTAGCGCTAAGGCCTAACAACTCCCGAATGGATGCAACAAAACGATTCCACAACGTCTGTGTGGAGGTGTAAGGCACTGAGTCCATCAGTGCCTGCATGTCCCTGTCGGTCATCGTCCACGCTACAAGTTCGTGGAGGTCATGGAACGCATTGTTTTCTGATCGTGCCCAACTTTGCTCAATGCGTGTTAGCGTAGATGTGTCACCGTTAGCGTAAGCCGCATTAACTCTGGTGTTAATATGTTTCGCCACGGTTGCAAATACATCTGACAAGTCCTGTACACTCTGATACTCTTTTGATGTTACAGGTGCCCTGCGACCTAGCTCAATTGCCGTCTGCGTCGCTGCGTGTACAAGCTCGTGAAGCAATACAAGGTCATTCAAGCCAGACTTGGCATTTCCAACACCCCCTACCCATATCTCTGTCTTTGAACCTGTTTTGGTAAGCGCAAAACGACTTAGCCCTGAAGCTCCGGGTACAAGCGGGGACGGTATACCGGGGACCGCTATGTTAAACGAAAACTGCATCCCTTGCTTTTCAAGCGCGTTTAGCCGCTGCTCTACTCTATGCGCAATCGCAACATACGCCGCATTTGGTGTAGTGTTGGCGATATGGCGAGCCACTTGCTGTACAGTCTTGCCTTCTAACTCCGTCTGCCGTGCATACGCCTTGGCGACGTATGCTTCCACTTCAGCACGAGTCGTGTTTGAGTCAAGTTTGAACTTGCCACTAAGGTCCACTGTTCTACTTGCTTTTCTAACCTGCTGCGGTGTAGGCGCTACTTCTTGTTTTTGCGTTTTGGCTTGTGTTTCTGTTGCGGCTTGGCTGGCGGCTGGTGTAACATTTTGCTCTCCTTTAACAACATCGTTTAATGAAACCCCTGTAACTGCGGTATGTAGCTTATCCAATGTCTCGAAACTTGTCTGGGTTTTAGGGTTTTCGGCTTTTGCTACAAGCATGTCACTCACTGCCTGCGTGTCTGTAACATCAATGTTCTTGGTCATCGTGCGCACCAAGGCAGCAGCCACTTTGTCAGTTTTGCCAATCTCGGAGTACACTTTTGCCATCTTAGCTGCGTTGTCCTCCACTGGTGCAACCACTGGAGTTACCGGCACCGGTGCTACGACTTCAGCCGCTGTCACAGGCGCAGCTCGTGCGACACGCTCTGCCGCAATCTGGCTAAACGCTTGATCTAGTGGGCTAACAGGGGGAGGTACTACTGGCTCCGTAACTGGCGCAGTTGGCAACCCGACACGTTGTAATTCTTGCCCAAGTGCTGTTGTTGGCTCTGCTGTCACGGGCGCAGGGGCTGTGAATGTACGTGCTGGCGCACCCTCTTGGAGCAGGTCTAGCTGCGCTTCTTTGCTACGCGCTACCTGTGCTGTGGCTTGTTCAAACTCGGCACCTCGGCTCGCTGCTGCTTCTCTGGCGTCCGCTGCTTCAAACAAATCTCGCGTCAGCGTGTCACGGGCAGCCGGATTGCTCTCAAGTTCTTTCTCGTACTTGAGGTCTTGGAAATACGCCATATCACCACGAACTTGGTGAAGCTTGTCCAGCACCTTTTGACGCTGTACATCCAGTGCTTTGGTCTGTGATGTTTGCTCTTTGGCACTGAGTGGCTGCAACGCCTCGCTTAGTTTTGCTTTATTGGCGGCAAGCGCGTCCAGTTCGAGTTTAAACTTCGCTGGAGTATCCACTTCCAGTTTCTGTTTTGCCTTAGCCAGTTTTGTTGTTTCGGCTTTAACACGCGCCTGTACTACAGGGTCTGTAGGCGCTGCGGCTAACCGTAGCATCGCTACATCAACACGCCCTTGCTGTGACTCTACATGCGCCTGCTCTTTTTGTACTGTGTCTGCCATTTTGGTATTAACGGTAGCAATCAGCTCATCCACAGCTTTTATCTGAGGCATTACTTTAAGAGCTGATACTGGCGCACCGTCTTCAAGCACTTTAATCGCGTCGTTAACCTCTGCAAATGAAGCTGTAGGCTGCACTGCACCTGTAACTCCATAGCGGGCAACACGTTTATCTCCTACAGTCTCTGCATTCTCACTAGCCCACCTAACATACTCTTGAGCTTGTTGAGGGTTTGTGCCTTCAATAGTTTTCTGTGTGCCTTCTGGCAACGCCTTAAACTCGTCGCTAGTCTTAAGCTTGGCAAGCTCGGCGTTAACTGCCTTGTTTTCAGCTGATTGCCGTCCACCACCTGCCACAGCACCGAACAGCAATGAGCCTGCAAAGGCACTGGCTGCGTTGTCGATGTCTTCCTGCAAGGACTCTTTGTTTAAAATGTCCTGATTTGCTGCCCAACGACTGACTTCGTTCTGCGGTACTTCTTCAAGCGCTTCAGCCGCAGCAATACTAACGGCTTTCTTGGCATATCCAGCTATCGTCTTCATAACGGTAGGCGCTACATTCTTAACTGTTTCACCTGCGGCGGCTGCTACAGCTCTGTCAGCTGCATACTTAGCCACGACTTCTTTTCCAACTGCGGCGGCTGTTTGCTCTGCCGCGCCACTCAGCACTTTTCTGATCGCCCCTTGAACACCGAACTGCTCAATCGCTGCGTTTACCAGCCCACCTGCTACCTGTTTAAGGGGGTCTTTGACACCCTCGGCTTCTTGCCGTAAACCAACTTCACCTATCGTAGCTGGAGCCACAGCTGCTGCACCGCCAAGATACGCCCCAATTGCGACAGCTGTTTTAGGGGCTAGACCTACAGCTGTACCCGCTGGACCTGCGAGGTATGTACCAGCGACTGCGCCTGCAATTGACGTACCGATGTTAGCAAGTTGTTCACCCGTGCGCTCAACAATAGCCGTCATAGGGTTATCTATCAGCCCTTGCAGTGTTGCTGGTGTTGCAGCAGGGTTTTCTGCCACAAGCTCTTTCCCGTACTCAGACAGTCCCTTTGTGCCCAGTCCTACTAACGCACCCGTGTTAGCAATAGCTTCAGCATACTGCCCTACACCTCGTTTAACAGCTGGAATAAAGCCACCCACCTCTTTAGGTTGTACAGGTCTGATGCTGTCAAGGATTGATTGCTCTTCAGGGGTAGGCACTAAACCGGGAGCTTTTGCACCTCCTTGTTTGTACACCCCGTCAATAATCGCTTGCTCTTCTGCGGTAGCGGTCAATGCCATTTTATTTGCTTCCACCTTTTGATAATGCGAACGCTCTAGCTGCTGGAGTGCCTGCCGCTATCAGTGCTGCAAAAGCCTGCTGCTCTTTAGGGTCATACAGCTGATCTGCAAAAATCTTGACGTTAGGGTCCGCTGCTGTTGATGACGCCTTGCCCAAGTACGACTGAAGCTTTGCCGCTCTCGCAGCAGGGTCAGTCGTGGCATTGATGTCCTGTACCGCTGCTTCATACAACGGGTTTTTACCGCCAGCTGCTGAAATCTCTGCACCTTTTATCTGTGCACCTGCCTGTATACCTGCAACAGTCACGTCGCCACGCTCTTGCATGGCACGGTCCGCTACTTTCAAAGCTTCAGCCTCTCCCAAAGATAACTGTGCACCAACAGGCTTCTCTACAGCGCTCAAGTAGTCACGTTGCAGCTGTTGTGTTTGCTGCTCACCAAACAAGTAATTACGAAGCGCCGGGGCTGTTGCGCCCGGTGTAAAGGTTTCAAACGTTGTCTTGTCGCCACGAACAACCTCCACAATGTTAGGTGTGGCTGCCTGACGTACTTGATCTGCCTGCCCTTCAGGTGATGCCAAGTACGCTTGAAATGCAGCAGTACGCTTGTCGTACAGTTCTTGACCTGCCGGGGAAGCACTGTACGCTGTCACTGGAGTAGCTGCTTGACGCTCGTCAAAAGTCAATGGGGCCAGGTCCTCTGACGGAAGCGCAGCCCCTCCAATCCTACGACCTGTCGCGTCCGTAATCTCCAAGGGGGCACGAGGGGTTTCAGTGATGCCTGTGCGTGCCATGTATGCTGCAATGTTTGCTGTTGGCTCTGCTAGTGCTGCTGGTGCTTGCGCCGCTACTTGTCGTGTCGCGGGCTGTGTTGCTGCGGCACGACGAACTCCACCTACACGAGGTGTCTGGAACTCAACATCGAAACTCTTTAGTCCGCTCCTGTCTGCATCAGCCTGAATTGCTTGTTGCTCTGCTGGTGAAAACTTTGACAGTGCACCAAGGTCACTCGTAACAGCTCCTGTAACTGCTGGCTCACGTTGATTTTCCAAAGCAAACTCTCCAAGGCTCGGTCCTCTTGGAGTAGTAACTTGGGGTTGTATGAAATCCTGTGCGGTTCGCTGAAACGGAAACGGCTTCTGCTGCGGCTGCCGTGGCAGACTACCTAGAGGATTTAACTTTTTAAGGATGTCGGAGTCTTGCTGCTCTTTAGCCACGAGCGAGTTTTTCAATAATTCAGTGAGCGTAGCCATTTTAAAGCTCCTTGTAATAATGTATTTCTTGCTCTTCAGTTACATTCTGTGCTGTAGCGTTCATTGTACCGTTAACACTGACTGACGCACTTGCAGAGTCTGAGATACTACCGCTCAAGTTGACCGCTGACAACGCAGACGCTGCAATTTGCGCAGACACCTGTGCTCCGCCTTTAATCGCTTCAATCATTGCAGTTGCTGCGGTAAGTGTTGCCTGTAATTTTGCCTTTGCTGCCTCCACTCCAAGCGTAGCCTCTGACACTAGCGCGTTTATTTCTGCCACAAACACTTTTGTCTCCGATTCCACGCGTCCTGATTCTCCTGCTACTTCAGCGGTGAACAACTGAGTCTTGGCTGAAAACACATCGGAGAGGGATTTCAAGCGTGTACCTTCCGCAGTCACCTGTGCTGTGTACGCGCCCAGTAAGCCTTTGTAAATCTCTAACGGCATTTTCTGGTTTACGTCAAGTTCTAACTCAGCCACAGTCTTTTTGGCTTCAGTTGTTGCAATAAAACCTTTCACCACACTTTCGTATGCGTTGGCTTGAGAAGTGTAGACCTCTACTTTTGACAGTTCAGCCTTGATTTGATTAGCGTACATGTCAAACTCTGATGCTTTGGCACGAACCTGAGAGTCGTAAGCTCCTACCAGCACCCTAAAAACCTCAATCTGTCTTGCGTCGATTTCAACAAGAGTCCGCACAGCGTTCAAGCGTTCACGGTACACAGCTACTGATGTATTCACCGCCTCTAGTTGCCCTTTATAAATTTCAGTAAGCTGTACGTTTAACTGTCCAATCAAGCGCTGACCTTCAAGCTCTGTCTTGTAAATCTCCAGAGTGGCTAGCGCTGCCTGTACTCTGTCTCTATATACGCTGCCTTCCGCTACATACGCCTGCACGGTTGCGTTGAACACTTGCACTTTAGCATTAAACAGCGAGATGCTTGCTTCAACCAAGAATTTGGACGCATCAAAAGCTCGTTGCGCCACGCGGTTAGCATACTCAATCAATGTGGTGTCGTAACGAACCCCTTGCTCAATAGCGAAGTGTATATTGGCTTGTTCTAGGTCCGCTTGTTTCACCATGATGTCGCGTGACAGTGAACTGCTCTTGTCATGCTCTTCTTGCTGTGCGCGTTGCATGTTAGTCACCAACACGCCTGCTGGCAAGTCGAAGCCTCTAGCCCCGAACTCACGCACTGCATTATCCACAGCACGTTCGGCATTCATTATCTCACGGGCACGAGCGCGTTCATAAATAGCTTGTTCTACGGCAGGCGCTAATCCTGTAGCTGTGCCTGCAATCCATGCACCTAACTTTGTTTCAATTGCATCTTTCAACACACTCACATAAGCAGGTTCTGTGAACGAAAACACCACGTCAGGCGCAACAGGCTCATCACCAAGTGTCGCACTAAACAATGGCAAGTCAATAACAGGCGGCACCGGGAGATTAAGAGAGTACATTGTCGGTACGTCAGGCAAGGTAACACTCAAGTCATCCGGCAAAGCTATTGGATTTAGTGTAGGTGCTGATGGGACTACCGCACTCAGGGGAGCTGGTGCATCAATATCCGTGTTTATCGCAGGCATCACACCATCAAAAACAGGGGCTTCACCAAACACTGGTAGTGTTACTACCCCTAGTACAGGGCTGGCGGGAGGAACTGGAAATGATGCTGATAGGTCATTCGGTACCGGCGCTACTGGTGAAACGTAAGGACCTATAATTGTAGTAGCAGGTCCAATATCAAAAGGGATGTCTCCAAGGTTAGCAAGACCCGCCGCTGCGTTCTGAAGTTCATCTAAAAAATTAAGTGAGTGGTTAAACGCGGTGCTCGCATAAGTCTGCGCAGAGTTCCACCCCGCAGTTACCAATGTCTGAGCACCGTTGTCCGGGTCTAGTACAAAAATTGCTGGTAAAGATGCCATTTTAAACTCCTGCTTAAATACGACGACCTAACTTCTTGGCTAGCGGCTCAATAGCACTGATACTGAAGTCCGCCCCTCCCACGTTTGTGAGATTTGCCTGCCAGTATATAGCCTTTTCACCTTTTACAGTATCTATTCTTCTTGACACCATTCCACGCTGTCCATTTACAGCCATTTCGTACACATACTCGTACCCGTTCGCATTAAGTCCGAAGCGCATATCATCGCTCACGTCCGCACTCACATAAGCTCCGATCACCCTCGACATCCTTGAATCCCCAAAGTTGTCATTTTTAAACACCATTGTTGCATCAATCGCAGTGCCGTTGTCGTCGTCTCCTGTCAGCTCAAAAATACCGCTTGCTGACGCTGCAAAGTACCTACCATCGACGTTTGCAAAACTATTATAGTTATAGCCTTGGTACTCGGTCAGTGCGGCTGTCTCTGTGTTAATTGCCCATGCTTTGAACACCTCTGCAAAGGCGCTGAACCCCTCTGCGCGGACCACAAATAGCGGTATACGAACATCCGCAGTTCCTGTTACAGCCGCATATATTGCACTAACCACCTCAAATAATGAGAGTGTCAAATCTGCGGTGCCAACTACACCAATAACCCCTGTAGCCACTACATCGAACATCGGAATACTAATAGCACCATTACCTAAACTACCTGTTACGAGTACACTCTCTACACTAAACAGTGGCATCGTAATAACACCTGCACTTAACGTATGCTGCCCTTCAGCGTACACCTCAAACAATGGCATTGTGGCACTTGCCGTACCTACCACACCCAGAACTCCGGTGGCTTCTACTACGAACATTGGCAGAGTAATGACGGCTTGGGTGCCGTTAGACGCATACACCTCAAACAGTGGTATTGTGATGTTAGACGTTATTGCGGTGCCAGCAGTGATAGTGGCGGCTACTGTATAGAACGGCAACGCTAGGGGTGTCTGGAATACATTAGTAGTCGCCCCTGCTAAGATCGTGGCTTCTACCTCATAAAACGGTAATGTCAGTCCTTGGTCAATCGCCGCTTCCAGCACAAAAAGCGGCATGACGACAGTACCGCGCACGACGTTAGCAGATGCAAATAGCACTGGCGTCTCACCCGTTAAGGTTAGCGCCCCCGCTCCTACAGCGATTGGAAAATCAGCCATTTAAGGCTCCTTAAGCTTGTGGCTGTGTTACTTGGAACGCTGATACTGTCTGTGTCGCGCCTGTTACGAACGCGGTACTTGTCAGGTTAAACTGCGCACCCGATGTCGCACATGAGCCATCAAGACGAATTTTAGATGCTGTTGCATCCGCTGTACCGGCATCGGCTGAAGAGGCAACAAATCGTGCCCACCCTGCTGTGCCTGTTGCCACTGCTACACCTGTCCATAACTGCGACGCGGTTTTAGCTACCACGCCTGCCGATACATTACCAAGAGTTAGACCATTTACATACGCTACACCCCCTGACATGTTGGCGTATGATGCAGTGATTGTTGTCAGTGTTGCTGTAACAACATAGGTATTTGGACCTGCCCCTGTACCACGGGCTGCTGTAATCGTAACTACAGCGCCACTGGCTTCAGCACGATACTCTGGGGATGATTGATCGGTGTTAATCGCATCTGCCAAATCTGAAGCTGTTTGGTTCAACGAGGTGTTAAACGCCACAGCGCCGCCGGGGATGACGTTCACAGAGTTGACTGTCACAGTATCGACTGAGCCAGAAGCGCCGCCTGTAAGTGTTACACTACCTGTCGCTAAAACTTCGGCTGTGTGCGCACCACTCGAGGCTGTAAATGTGCATAAAAGGGTGCCTGTCACAGCAGCATCAGCTGTTGTCGGTTGTGTCCCTGAGTACACTTCAATCTTACCGCCTTGAAGTGCGTTTTTTAAAGAGCCGTGTTGTAGAACATGATTAGCTAGTGCTGTGCTGAGTCGTAATGCCATGATGTTTTCTCCTCTATCCTTGAAGTACCGAAATGTACTGGTTTAATCCAGATGACTGTTTAAAAATGCTTGCACCTACTGGAGCATCGGCATATACGTATTTAGACCTTGTAATATTTTTCAGTTCGCCTCCGTCAGTTCCAATTACCATGCCCTGCGTTGATTGCCACATCGGAACAATACCATAGTTTTCGTGTTCGATGTAGGCTAACGTGCCAAAAATACCGCCGTAACTAGCACGATTCAAACGTACAAAGTTCTCAGGACCATCGCCTCGTAAGAACCATGTGTTTGTCTCTGTTGCAACAAAAACACCGCTCTCTACTGGCGCGATGATCTTGCCTGCACTTTCAAGCATAATGAAATTATTAGGGTTCATCAGCTCGTAATTCATCTGTTCTGTATATTTCAACACGCCAAACTGTAGCCCGTAAATCCTGCCGTGCCACAGTGCTAACTCCTGCATGGCAGTCGGTCTATCCATAAACTGTGTTCTAAGCACGTTTCCTAACACTAACACCGAACCTACAAAGTCATACGCTGTTGTCCCATTAGTCACACTAGCGGCATAAAACAAAACATCGCCATTCTGAGCCGTTAAGTACAACCTGACATTAGCCACAGTACTGTTTGAGGATACTGGAATGCTTGTAAAACTAATGCCTTGGTCATCAGCTAATTCAATCACACCTGCAATGCCAGTGCCTGACTCTCGTAGGTCTGCTGCCTCGAAAGTAACGGCGTACTGGTATGTGCCTGCTGGCAGCATACCGGGAATCGCTGTAGCTTGTGGCTGTGTAACAGGGGCTTTAATTCCCCACTGACGCACTCTACCATTGGTATACGCACCTTGTTCCGCGCCATTCGCATGGTACACGACACCATTCACCTCAACATACCGCATACGCAGTCCTTGAGACAAGCCGGCTGCAAGCACGGTTGATGTGTAATCAGTATTAAAGCGGTTTAACGTCGTGTTGCTGATGTACAAGGTATCGGTGCCATTAGACCACAGGCTGTGTGCGTCTACAGCGGCTCGCTGTGTGCTTCCTGCACGTCTTTTAAGTGTTCCGGAGCTGTCAAGGTCTACGTTAATCGCTGTCACCATCTCTGTCGGCTTCAGATGCTCTGCGGAAACCGTGTTTCTTAAACCAGTAAACCCTGTGTATGTAACAACAGGGTCGTTGGTGTCGACGGCTTCACGTCCTCTATAGCGCGGAATTTCAGCCATTACCCCATCCTCCGAATGTTACCATCCCCGGCGGCTGGTACAGCCGTTTGTAGTCTGCTCTCGCGTCCTTGATAGAACTCATGAACTCTGCTCTAAAATTCATTGCTTCTTTGCGATTGCTGCCATCTACATCCTGTGTAGTCAGTGCGCGATACGCTACCCAGTCACACAAACTAAGATGGTGCTCCACTGGAATTTGAGGTTCTGCTGTCAAGGCTGACAACGTAAGCGCCACAGACGGCATCCGGATAACACGAATCTTCAGGGTATTAAGTGCTGCGGTAGCGTCAGGCACAGGGTATACCCGCAGTTTACGAACACCCTCATCTGTTGTCCACACCCACGGGTATCCGGGAGTTACAAGGGCACCTGTGTTAACCGCCATACTGATTTTTTCGTGAGTAGCTCGCGTCATATCCACACCATTGTCACTCATGCGAACATTCAGCACCTGAAGAATTGAGCTGTCCAGTGCGTACTCTGACGTTCCATCCACAAGGGTTATAGTACAAAACGCGGAACTGCTGTCAACAATACAGTATGTTTTACGAGCGAACATCTGCTCTGCTTGGTTAAAATAGCGAACCGCTGCTGTATCCGACCACATTCGCTTGGCTGGTCCAGACACAATAGCGGCTCTGTCTTGCAGAACATCTGCCATTGAGTGCTCAAGAAGTTCTTTTAGTTGCATCTTAGCCTACTACACGGTACGGAAACCGCAACCCGTCACGGTCAACTGTACCGCCACCTTCTTTTGGGACTGATTTTGTCTGCACCAAATCGTTAAGGTATGCCAAGAATGCACGAGGCACCCACACAGGCTCACCGAAAGTAATCAAAAAGCCTTTGCCATTCATACCAAAGAATTGCTGGTTGCTAGGCGCGTTGTTTGGCTCGTCAATGACGATACGCACCCTATCAGGTAGTGCTTCTTTGACAGGTTCGCCCACAACAGCTTCAGCCTTTGGCGCTTGCTTTGCGACTGTCACTGCCTTGGCACGAGATGGGCGGGGTTTAGCCGCTGCTTTAACAGGCGCTCCAACCATATCTGCTGATGGTAGTGCAGGGGGTAAATCGTCTGCTGCGTTTGTGGTATTAGTCGTCATCTTTTGTCGCCTTTTCAAATGATTTGCTGTACTCTTCTTCCGCGTCATACGGAATCAGATTTGGCAGTTTTGTATCGATAAATTTTAGTACGTCACCAAGAGTATTTGCTACATAGACTTCAGTGTCTTTCCAAGGAGTGTACCCTGACTTGTCCTTTTTAGGAGCAGGTTCGCCTTTTTCTCTTCCGCACACTTTGAGGACGTACCCGTTTTCTGCCATGCTAACACTTAACAATTCGTTATTCATACTACCTCCTACTGGTGCTGGGATGTTCACAATTAGTCATCGCCTAACAACGCACAAATAACAGTGATTGTCCCTGTAACAGTGATTGTTGAAGTGGCGTCAATTGTAGCTGCTGTACCTGACCAGTTAAGGTTCAAGTCCAACGCTGTCGCAGTTCCATCAATCGCTGCACGTGCGTAATCAAACGCTGTACCTGTACCTGTACCACCTGAGAGTGTTACTGACACCGCTTGCCCTACGTTTTCGTTTACAGCATTACCCAGTGTACCGTCTGCCGCAGCTGCAATAGCTGTTGTACCGACACCGATTTCAAACACAGCATCACCTGCCGCACCTGTCAACGCCGCACCTTCTGCAAACGCTGTGTAGTTCTGGCGACACCCTAAGAAGGCTACACCACCTGCTACAAAATCGAACAGTTTAAGCGAGCCGTGTGAGCCTGAAGCGGCTGCATCCGTAACGGTAATCTGCGCAGCAGTTAGCGTAAAGGTAAGTGTTACGATTGAACCTGCTCGTACTACATCGACTGCTGTAGTGCCTGCTGCTGGTGCGTTAACAGCTCCAACGTTGGCAGTGTTAGTAGACTGGTCCAATCCGGCGTCTTCTAAAAACTCAACTAGCAAGTCTTTAGTCGTCAGGTCCAGATTTGCTGCCTTTAATTTTGCAATATCGTATGACATGTTATTCTCCTAATGAGTAGACAAAAAGCCCCGATACTCTGGGGCGGTACTGCTGTCTTAGCCCTCGGCTTCCCAGTAGAAGACCTTGCTGGCTACCATAGTAGTCGCGGTTAATGTGAAGGTATTGCCCGAAACGGCTACACCGTTAGTTGTTTCCAGCGTAACTGTACCCGCAGCAACAGTATGGATTGACTCGGCAGATGCCATGCCCTCATACCATTCATCTTGGATACGGTCAGTCGCGTTAACGAACTTGACGTGCAAAGGTGCAAAACCTAATGTAAGAGTGTGTGCGGCAGCAGATGCTGAAGTGGTCACTACTTTACCACGAGCTTTGCGTACTACGCCGTCCACGTTAGTTTGTGAGTCTGTTGATACTGGCATGATTCTCTCCTAAATAATTCAAATGACTTAAGAGGCCGAAGCCTCTTTGTCGTTATGCTGTAACAGCTACCTCGGCAACAGCCATCCATGCATCGTTTAAGATCAAGGTTGTCTGCATTGTTTTCCAGCCTACAGTACCGCGTTGACCTAATGGGTCGCCATTTGCAGGTTTAGGGTTGACCACCATTGGAGTCAACGCATTTTGCCCGCGCAATGGTACGATGCCGTAAGCATCTTTAGCGATGTAGATTACTGGATACACATCTGCTGAAGTACCGGTTGTTGAAAGCATTGCGCCTTTTGCACCGCCTCCGTCTTCGTATGGGGTGAATAATGTTGAACGCAAGTAGCGTACATTTTCCACAGCACCGATTTCGTTTTCGTAAGGGGTGACTGTGCCGTACTGTTTAGTGTTGATGTAGCCCGCCATGCTGCGAATGTCGTTTTCAACATCACTGTGGCACAACGCGATAAATGCCGCTTCAACAGGCTCTGTACGGTAGTCTGGTGTAGGACGTAACGCTGTAGTAATCAGCTTAGCGTTTTGTCCTAACAACGCGCGAGTTACTTTGCGTTGCAATGCTGTTGTTAACGGAGTATTTACATCTGTACGAGCTGTACCGTTAGACCAGAACTTGTTAGTACCGGCTTTGATTACGTTGTAACGTAATGTCTCAACAGTTTGAGCTGCTTGCTCGCCCAAAATTTCTGTGTGGATTGCCAACACCGGGTCTGTTGCTGTGTCCAAAATTACATCAGATAATGTTACAAAATCACCGTACTGTACCAGCGTAGCTGTGTAATCGGTAACAGTCACTTTTTTGCCTGAAGGTGTTACGCCTTCAACCAAAGGTGTTGTTGCCAACGCCAACGCGTTGTAACGGCGGAATTTTGCAACCATTGTGCTGCCATTTGGAATCACATACACTTGACCGAATTTTTCGATACACATGCTTGGGATGCCGCGTTTTAGCATTTGCACTGATGCCCATGCTGCTACTGCTGGTGAAATATCACCATAGGTGGTTACTGACATGATAAATCTCCTTAAAAATAGTTATTCTTGTGCCGCATTCGCCCAAGCACCACCAAAATCATTAGGGTCAGTGGCGCTTGTTACTGCCTGTCTGCGCCCTGCTGTTACTGGTGCCATTGCCTGTACTGTTGCTGCATCTACCTTTTTGAGAAGGGGTTGGTCTGTCTTCACCTGTGGAGCGACTCTGCCTGTCTCCTGCTTAAATCTAGCGAACAAATCGTTCACTTCTACTGCCGAACCTGAATCTAAAACCTCTGACATTGCCTTTTTCAAATACGCTGGTTGTTTTTCAATCCACCCGTCGATTTCTGCAACTACGGCAAGATAATCTGGATGGGCAGCTTCAATAGTCGCATAGTGTTTCTGGTTTGCTGTTTGTTGTACGCTCTGTACAATCGGGTTTACAGTTCCCAACACGCCTTGCAGCGCAGTTGCAACTTCACGATAAATTCGGTCTTCCATCACAGCAATATCAACTTTTCGTTTCAACGCTTCGGCTTTCGATACATCAGGCCACTCATCATCGTAAGCCGTGACTACGCCCATCTCTTCATCCGTCAGCACAGACTTCGCTGTTGGAGGGTCAGGCATCTTGAAATCTTGTGCAGGCTCAGCAACAGGTTCTGGTTTAGGCTTAGGCGCTGTTTTCAACACCTCGTTTTCCACTTTCAACCGTTCAAACTCGGCTTTGTAGTCTACCGTGTCAGCTACTTGGTCAGCAGTATCATCCTTGGCTGCGTCAGCGGCAACTTGGTCAGCGGCTGCGTCAGCGGCAACTTGGTCAGTCGCTGCATCATCACCAGCGTCGTCCTTGGCTGCGTCAGCGGCAGCTACAGCAGCTGCGTCAGCAGCAACTTGGTCAGCGACAACTTGGTCAGCGGCACTCGCAGGTTCCAACTGTTCATCAAACGCATTTGCAAACGCTTCAGCGTCTGATAAAACACCTACGGCGGCTGGAATGTCTTTTTCTTGAGCTGCTTGATCTGTAGTTTTTACGGCCATTTTAAAACTCCTGTCGATTTGTTGAACACGCTACTTAAAGTTTTACCTCTTGTCAAGTTGTTTTTACTACAACATCTCGCTGTTTAAGTCTGGCTTGAAGCCGTCTCAGGCTTTTTACCTCCCCTTGCAACGTCTTAACCTCATCGCTTGGGCTTTCAACTAGCTTCTCCAAGGCTCTGACCTCATACAAATTTATAAGGTCTAGCACGTCTAGCATCAACGCATCCCTAGTATATGGCTTGATACGCCGCAACAGTTCGTGCTCGTCATTGAGCGGTTTGGACATTTTGCTCTCCTTGCTGTGTGGCTGCTTGACTTACAGTTGCCAATGACTCCATCGTATTGCGCAGCTCTCCGTGCGCGACTACTGTAGATTTAGACTCTTCAGCCTCCGCTTTTGCAGTATTGAGCAGCGCGCGTGTAAGGGTCTCTTTCGTCTTAGCGACAATCTCATCGGTCTGAAGTTGTTGTGTTTTCGTAGCCTGCTCTTGACGTGCCTGAATCTTCTGTGCGTGCTCGTCCTCTGAAAGCAGTAGTTTCTTAATCGGCAAATCCATCGCTAGGAATTTTTCTTTTAACAGCTCTTTTCCGTTAACCCAGTCTTTGTCCTCTTCGGATAAGGTGGTACTGATGTTGTTAAGTGCCTGTGACCGAACCTCCTTCGCAATCAAGCTAGTCGAGCCTTCAGCCTGTACTTGATAGTCTCCCTTGATTTCTTGGTCCTCGTTAAAAACCAAGTTCCAGTGGTAGAGCGAACCGATAACACTCTCTGTGAACTGGTCAAAATTTCGTACCACGTCACGGATTGGCAACGCTGCGGCTCCAAACAGCTGGCTAGTGTTCTGTGCAGTGCGGAACGGTTCTTTGCCTTGAGCGGTCATGTCGCCCTGCAATGAAGGTGGTAACAATGACTCGGTGTCAGCAAAACTCTTGAAAATATCAATAATTGTGGTCAGTTCTGCAATGTGTGCCTGTACCGGAATTTCTCTGACCGCCGGTATGCCTGCATCATTACCTGTGCCCTCACGCCCGAATACCTTAAACGCATGTATTTCAGTATTGGTGTTCGCATCAAGCACTTCGGTATTTACTTCAAACATGGGTCCGCACACTACTGACCCGTTGTCGAGCACCATTCTTGCTGCGGCACAAACCGCCAACTGAGACTCACGAATCACCTCTGGCATACCGTTACCTAACAACGTCGTGTCGTCTTCCTCGTATACGAACAAGTGGTACATTTTAACCTCGGCAGGCAATGGGGCTAATGCGGCTTTGACCACGACACCATCAAGTATCCAAATGTTTGCAGACAAGTCATCACTCATGTCTGCGTCGTTAACAGCCACACCTAGGTCATGCAACTCTTTGGCAGTGATAAATCCCCACCATTCAATAAGCTCGTATTTCTTACCGTTGCGATTGATTGTGGCTTCAGTCGAATTTTTCTCTGCTCGTAGCTCTCCCTCGTACGTCTTTTCTTTGTAGTTCCCTTCGGGATGGTTTTTGATATATTCCAAAATCGGAGTGTCAAAAAAGTCTGAGCGATCTGCTAACTTACGAAGCTCGTGACGGTTAAAAACATGCCGCTCAAAGGCACCGTCCATCTGGTCTCGTGTTTTGGCAGACAAGTCAGGGTAGAACCCCCACAGTGGCACAAACTCATAATACGGCTCAAGCACGTCTATTGTCGTTGCTTCATACTGCACGGTCACAGCATTTTTTACCCACTTGCGTTTTTGTGTCCTGCGTACCAATGGGCCTTTAAGAACACCGACCCCATAACACACAGCTGAGAATACTACTTTGCGTACCAGCGTGATGTAGTCCAGTTTTGCATCAGCAAGCTGGTCTTCAATCGTTTTCTCCATGCGAGTACAGCGTCTAGTCGCAAACTCATCAATCGCTTTCTCAATCATTTCATCGTCAAGCTGTCCGTTTTCTATCGCAGCTTGCAGCTCGTTAATCACAGTCTGCATATCCTGCTGGTCAATGTTAGGGAACGGTGTAGGCTTGATATTCCAGTTCTTCGCAGTCTGTGGAAACAGTAAATCCATCAGCCGTGCAACCATGCCGATGACTTTACTACGAGTTAGTTTTGGATATACTTGAGAGCGTAAAGGGTCTATCAGTTCTTTCACTGTAGCGTCATACTCCCCTCGAAACTGACGGCGGTTCTTCAGCCATTTAAGCTCAAGCTCTCTGCGATCTGTCTCATAAGACGTGAACTTGGTTGCCATTACGCCACCCAAAACTTTTAGATGTCGCTCACTTATGTTTTCTGGAAGTGCCATGATTGCGGTCCTTGTCAATAGCCTACATGGGACGCGGGCTTGTGATGGTACGAAACTTTAGCCTTTGCCTGTCTGCGGGAAATTCTATCATCATTTCTTTGGAAATAACAGCACAGGTATTGGAGTCCATCACAGTTATGTGCCAGTACCCCTTCAGCGTAGAACACAGGACACCCTTCAACTGTCAGTGCGAACACTGGAACACGTTCGCTTACGACTCTCTTTGCTACAATCTGAAGAGCATGTTTTTCGTTTTGCTCGCACTCTGCATTCTCCTCACTGACGCCTTCCAGCATATCAGAATGCAAAACACTGTCAATAGGTACAAACCCTTTGCCTTTTACCATGACAGGGTGGTCTGGAGTACAAACAAGGCTTCTGCCGCTGCTCAAGGTATACTCACACACTTCTGCTGAAGCGCTTGACATCCACGCTCTAGTTACTTTGCGGTCTCCTTTTGGCGTAAGCACTGTGTCGCCTGCTCGCAGTTTTTCTATCTCTTGCTCTCCTTCAGGAGTTGCTACCTTCGTTCCTGCTACAAAACAAATATGTGAGTGCTTGTCTTTACACGGCTCAAGCGCGGTCACTCCGGCCTTAGTCACGTTGTATCTGTACCCGCCTGCAAGCGCACGTATCATGTGTTTGCAGCTAGCGTTTATCAGGAGCGCTGCTTCCCCGTCTACGAGCCTGTTAAAATAAAAATCTACCGCTGAGATACGCGCATCAATCTTGTTGGTGTGTGCTGTCTGCACTTTGAACCCGCGCTTACGCAACGAGTTGGCTACCGTCATCTCGTCAATCTGAGTACGGTTATCTGCGGCAGGGTCGATGCTAATAACCACGTCTGCACCCGGATATTTATTTTTCAGCAGCGGTTTCAAGTAGTCATCTACGAAACGCATGGCACCTACACCCTGACACACGATCTCGTCTAGGACAATCATGCGCCCAAACAAGTCCATTTGCCCGATTGCAGCGCCTGTACCACCAATCCCGGGGTCTAAACCGACTACTACCAACAATTGGTGATTGTATAACAGCTCTTTTTTAGCGACATGTATGTGCTCTTTAAACGACCTGAATACAGGCAATCCTGACTGACTGAAGCCATATTTCACCCGTAAATACACGTTTATCCAATCTGGAGGCTTACCCGCTACCAGATTGGTGTAATACGTCGGCGCTA